TCAGAGGGCTCGGCGGCTGACCGATTTAGAGCGTTCGTAGATCCCCGCTGTCGTCTTTGGGTCAGCATGCAACTCCGGCAGTTCGCCGAATTGCTCCTTGTAATACGTGGTGTAGTGGCCGCGCAGATCATGGAATGTGAAGTGCTCTTTCACAATTCCCTGTTCTCTAGCTTTGCGCATTAGACGCGCCCACATCGTCTTAAATCCGCTCTCGGAATAAGCATTGTTTGTCTTTGGCGAGCGAAATACCGCGCCCATTGGCGAGTAGTCCTTCATTGCGCGCATGCGGTCCAAGACGACCTTCAGCGCAACGCTCACGCCAATTACCTCGCGTTTGGTTTTATTGCCGCGCTGCTTTGCGCGAGTGAGACGCACCACTTCGTCGTTGGCCTGGGGCCAGTGCAGATCCCGAAACTCTGCGCGACGGTTGCCGGCGAGCGCCGAGAACTGAGCCATCGACACCAGCACGGTCGCGCTGGGGCCTTGCTGTAGCGCCCACGCCACGAACGGAATAAATTCCTCGTGCTCCACCAGCCGGTCGCGCGGCACTTCGGGATTGCGCTCGACCTCCTTGCACGGGTTGCGGTCGACTTCGCCGAGCTCTACAGCCAGCTTGAATAGGTTGGACAGCAAGGCGACCTCGCGGTTTGCCACTACGGGCGCGTCAGCGCGGTGGATGCGCAGGTAGTAGGCGATGGCTTTCGGGCGCGTCAGCGCGACATAGCCCTTGGCGAACACCTTCTCCAACTCGTTCCAGTTGTCGCGGTATTGAGTCTTCGTGCTGTCGGCCAGTTTCTTCCAGCGCGCGGTGTCTTGATAGAGGCGCCAGAGCCGCGGGAAGTCCCCCTCGCCGGTGCGCACGCCCGTCAGGTCCAGCACCTTGCGTAGTGCAGCTTCCTTGTCATGACCGAGTGCGATCGGCTTGCCTTCGACGGGGTGGTACCGATAACTGGCGCCCCCGTTCTTCAGCGGGCGCGCTTCCATGCGCGGTAGCAGGCCCATCTGTGAGAGGCGGTCGCGTTGCTTCATGCTTTCTTCCAGTTGAGCCCGTCGTCGGGTTCGTTTGCTGCGGGCGCCGCGCCGGTAACCACGATGGGCACGCCGAGCAGCGCCATCCGGGCGGCTTCGCGGCTGACTATCAGGCTGCCGTCGATCTTGCGGCGCGCATGCCTGATCCGCAGTCGGTCCAGAGCCCGCTGCTGGGCGGTGTGCTGCCGCACGCCCGTCAGTTCGCGCAACTCGTCACGGGACAGCCAGAGGGTTTCAGTCATTGCGGTACTCATGTGGTGGGCCTTCGGTCGGCTGGTCTGCCAGCACGCGCGCCGCGTCGATAACCGCGATGCCTTGCGCCCACGATGGCCCGTGATCGCAGCAGAAGGTTTGCAGCTGCTCGTCGTCGGTGTCCAGCCATGCACACATCATGGCTTCGGTGGGGCGCCGCCCGCGGCAGAGGGATTGCAGCGCATCGCCGAAGCGAAGCAGGTAGCTCGTTGGCGTCGTCCAGTCGGTGGCCTGCGCTACCTCTTCATGGATATGGTCCCTTGGGAAGCGCCAGCCGCCGATCTGGTTGCGCTCGATCGCGCCCTTGTGGGCCAGCCGCGTGATGAATGCTTGCGACGTCGAAAGGCTTTTCCAGCCGAAGTGACGGGCAAGCTCCGAGTACGGTGGCAACTGGTCGTTGGCGAACAAGAACTCGCGCATGTAATTGAGCACCCGTTGCTGGTGGGCGGTCAGGTCCGCCTTGCCGCGCCGGGGTCGGCCGAGCGGCTTTCCCAGCTTCGACAGCCGCTTGGGCAGGGCGTACACGGTCCCGCGCAGCCTCGACGCGATGATGTTGGCCGCGCGGCAGTCGTCGGTGTACTCGCTCACAAGTCGCTCCCGTAGACCTGTTTCAAGTACGCAATGAGGTTCTGCACGCCGCAGCCTTCGATGCGGCGCCCGCTCTGGTTGGGCTTGCGCATGCGCCAGAGTCCGGTACCGGGCCAGAAGTCGGCCACTGCATGCCCGATGCATATGTGCGCGCCGTCGTTCAAGAGGGTGTGCTTCAGGCCCGCTTCAGCCAGCACCTTGGGAGCGTGCCCGCGATGGCTAGCGCGCCTTGCCTGCGATTCGGCACGGATGCTGCTGTGCTCGCCGAGGTTGTGCTTGGACATGTCGTTCATGACTCGGTGACGGTTTTCCATCATTCGTCCTTGGGGACCGGAGTTTCAAGTTCGCCGATCGCCCACCGCAGCGCCTTCAGTTCGGCGCGGTCGAAGTCGGCTTGTCGGTTGGGCTCGGCGCTGATGCGCCGGTCCAGGTGATCGGCGCGGCTCCGCAGAGTGCCAAGGCGCCGAGCGCGCTGGCGACTCGATACGGGGCCGCGGTCCATCAGGCCTTCCCGTTCAGGACGGTGTAGCCGAGCGGCTTGGTCGGCTGCGCACCAGCGACGGGCTTGCCGGGCATTTCGATAACCGCGTTGGCCACTGCATCGGTGTACGCCTGAAAGGCGCGCTTGATGACGAGCTCGTGGCGATCCAACTCGAAGGTGAACTTGACCGAGCCGCTGTGCAGCTTGTACTTCAGGCGAGCAAGGATTGACGCGCCATCGGTGGCGCCATCGCTTTTGAAGATGCGCACGCCAATCAGGAAGGTCTTGGGGATCTTCATGTCGCCGTTCGGGCCTGCGCCGGCTTCGATCAATTCATTGAACGTCAGTTGCGACGTGCCATCGTGCAGGCGCTTGACGCTCGAAAAGTTGATGGCGCCCACAGCTTGAATCGTGGTGGCCACCGTCAAGAGCGTGGTCGCATCAGCGCCGGCCAGATCGGCGAAGTTGTCCTCGATGAACGTCGCAAATTCCAACTGCGTGAACTGCTTGCGGTCTTGATTGATCCACAGCTTAAATTCGTCGGTCAGTTCGGCCCGGAAGGTCGCGCCCTGGTCGCGCCAGCCTGGTGCGCTGGCCTTGTTGTCATTGAAGATGCAGGTCAGCGTGCGCTGTTCGAGGTCGGAATAGACGTAGGCCGTCGACTGGGCGGCTTGGTCATCCAGATACTTGATGAAGCTCGGGACGTCGGCCAGCGAGCGCATGCCCTGCTTGCGGTTGGGCGTGGCCTGGGCGGTTTCGAGCGCCTTCGTGATATCGACCAAGCTGTGCTCGGGCGGCAGCACCACGTTGGTGACGGCGCCGACCTTGTGCAAGATCACCTTGGGTTCGAGGGCAGCGACGGCCGCGGCTGCGACGTACTGGGCGGCTTCGATGATGTTTTCCATTTATTGACTCACTACTTCTTTGAGGATCAGGGGGGACACGCCATGGACTTCGCGCAGTTCCAGGCTCTGTTGCTTGGGGTGGTTGCGGCTCGTCTCGCCGGCATCGGTGAGGAAGTAAAAATCTTCCTGTTGCACTTCCTTGGGCAAGTCCAGCTTGTGAGTGGCCGTGATGGTCACCTTGTCCACGCTGCCGGAATTGGTGCGGTTCGCTGGGCTCACGGTGAACGTGATGGCGTATTTGCCGCCGCGGCCGCTGTTCTGCACTGCTTGCAGCAACTCCGAGAACTTGGCCGTGGCTTGCGCTACGGTGGTCCCATCGTTGTGCTCAGACAATTGAATCGCGAAGGATTTCATGGGCTCTTTCAGGTTGGGGGTGTGTGACAGCGAAGAGGCTTCGCTCGGCTCTGCGGCCGATCAAGCCGCGCGTTGGCGGTACTGGTCTTCAAGGTCGTCGCACTCCATGAGGAACTGCATCGCAGTGCGCTCGTAGGCGTCGATCACCTTTTGGTCGCGCTCGACGCGCAGCCGGAAAACTTGCAGGTTCTCCGGGAGCGACGGGCAATAGCTCTGAAAGTCGCAGAAGGCGTAGCCCGTCACCCACAGGTTGTGAATGACCTGGGGCGCGTGCTCGGCTGGCAGCACGCCGGCGTTGATGTAGCGGCAGTGAGCGCGCATGCCGGGGCACTTGTACTCACTGATGCCCTTGCGGCCGTCGTCGTCGGTCAGCACGCCGTCGACACTCCCGCCAGCCTTCAGGCGCGGCAGGTACATGAAGCCTGACTCGTACACCGACAGGCCGGTCTGCTCTTCGTGAATGGAGCGTGCGATCGGCTCGTTCAGGATGCCGTGGCGCATTTCATCCGTCATGCGCGGACCCTTGGCGGGAATGCCCGTGATGCGCTCCAACACCAAATCCAGCCGCAGCGTTTCGCGGCCGTCGCGCTCGCCGCGCTGGGCGACGATCGCCTTGCACTTGGAACCCGTCAGCTTGCCAAGCCGGTCGGTGAACCAGCCGGGCGTTTGCTGCGCGTGCGGGGAGACGATGAAGCGGCTCACTTCGCCTGCCTTGCCACCATGGCGGCAATCTGCTCGTCGCACCACTGCTTCCAGGCGTTCCAGCGGGGCAGGTCGTTTGCTTCGCGGAAGCCTTTGTTGGCCTCGCGCTTCGTGGCGCGCAGTGCAAGGGGCGTGAGGGCTTTGCTGGCCATGTCGCACCAGTAGCGGGTCAGCTTGGTTTCCGACTTGTCGACGTGCGCCTCTGCCGCGACAGCGGGCGCCGCGACTTGCTCTCGGGTGCGCTGCAGCGGGTCGGTCGCAGCGTCGGGCATCAGTTCCCATGCGCGGCCGTCGTCGTCCGGTGCGTCCTCAGTGGCGAAGCCGAAGGCCATCAAGACACCGTGCCGCTGCATGTAGGTATTGGCCGAGGCGATGGCCTGAATCTCGTTCTTGCCCCCGCTCGCGTCGGCGCCGGCGCGCAGCGTGGTCTTTTCGGAGTGGCCGAGCCGGTGCGTGATAACCGTCGTCACCAGGAGTTGCCCGTCGTCGGTCGCGCCGGGCACCCAGCGGTGCGAGAAACCGTGCGCCGCAGCCGCGGCAATGATCGCCTTGCACACGTTGCCGATGGTGGCGTGGTCGTAGCTGGTCACGCCCTTGGACGTCTCGAAGTAGACGTGCTTGTCCTTCAGGATTTCGGGCGGGTTCAGCTTGAACTGCACCATGTCCGAGACGAAGGCCTTGCGTGCTTCCTCCGCGTTGTGGACGCGCTGCATTTCCAGAATGTCGCGCATGTCAGCCAGGGTCAGCCCGGCCTTGAGCGCCTGAAGGGCCTGGGCCATCGGGCTATCGGCCACAACGACTTCGAGCGCCGGCGATTCGACCATCGCCGTGGTCGCGGTGATCGGTTCGAGGCCGAGCACCGCGTCCACTGCGACACGCGATTCCACGTCAAGGACGGTTTGCGTGTTCATGTCGATCACTCCGCAGCCAACAGAGCAGCGCGGCCGACGAACCATGCGTCCTCGAGCGCGTGGCGTTCCGGACCTTCGGGGATGCAAGACAGTTCGCTCTCTGCATCGGTCAAGGCCTCGAGCGCGACGTTGATGCCCTGCAACGCCGTCAGAAGCTGCACAGCAACGCCTTGGGCCTTCTTGAGTGCAACGGCAGCGGCAGCCTTGTCGCGCGCCGCAGCGGCATCACGTGCGGCTTGGGCGACACGTTCAGCCGCGGCTTCGTCGTCTTGCTTTTTGCGCTCGGTGGCAATCTCGGCATCTGCCAGCGCCTTTGCGGCCTTGGCGTCGTCGGCATCCTGCTTCGCCTTGGCGACCAACGCAGCAGCGGCAAGCTCTTCCTCTCGCACCTTCTGTTCGAGCGCCTGCAGCTGGGCGATCGCGGTCGACTTGGCGAGCGTGGCCGGTGCGAAGAGGAACCCGTATGCGGCTTCGACTGGCTCCCACACCGACACGTCGGCCAGCGCAGCGCGCACGCTGTCGATGGTTGGCACGCCGCGCGCTGCCAGTGCGGGGACGCCCTGAATGCGCGTGATCGCCTCCATCGCATCGGCCATCTGCTTTTGCGTACGGAGCACCGTGGCTGCGGCCTCCTCGTTGGCGATGCGCTGCTTTTCAGTCGCCTCTGCCACCAGCAGTTCAGCGGCTTCGCGGGCTTCGTTGGCGATGCGGTCGTTCTCGGCCTGGGCGGCGCGCATCGTTGCCAGCTCGAGCGCGTTTGCCTCGGCAAGGACAGCAGCCGCGTGCATCGCGGTCAAGGCATCCATGGTCTGCAATTGAACCTGCTTGCACTCGCCAGCATCGGCGCCAAAGGCCTCGATGTTGACCACCACGGCCGCAACGCCTTCCATGAGCAGCACGATTTCCGCAGCGGTTTTGCCGACAGCCTGTACCAGCGCACCGCGCATGGCTTCGAGGGCAGTGTCGGTGCGCAACTTGGCTTCAGCAGCCAGCGCATCGCGGATGACTTTCTCGGCAGCCTTCTTCTCTTCTTCGGCGGTGATCTGCTCGTGGATCGGCTTTTCCACCTTCATCAGTTCGCTGACGATGCGCGCGGCTTCGACGTCCAGTTGGGCGGTGGCAACTTTCCAAGCGGCCTTCGTCGCCTTCACCGTCGGCTCGATCTGGTAGCGAATAGCGCGGATCTCGACCCGCGCTGCCTTGGCTTCGTCCAAGCCCTTGCCCGTGCTCACATCGTAGACAACGCCGAGGTACTTTTCGTGCAGCGCCGCAATGCCAGCATTGACCTTGGACAGTGCGCCGATGGCGCCGCCGATCGAAGGCGTGTTGAGCGCCAGGGCGGTACCGGGTTCGTTGGCGGCTTCACCGCGCGGCAGCACGTCGGTGATGGTGGAGTTAGAGAGGACGGCGCTCATGCTTGCTCCGAACGGTTGCGAAAGCCGAGCACCGCGCCGAGGACCAAGACCGTCACAACGCCGACTCCGACACCGAAGGCGTGCGGGTTGGAAATTGCCTGCATAAACAGGGAGGCAACGGGCCGCGCGAGCAGCTTGTAGGCAGCGGCGGCAACACCGCACACGGCCAGCACCACCACGGCTACGCAGAGCAGCATTGGCACGTTGTAGCGGGACTCACCATCCGTGGCGAATTGGTGCTCGCGGCGCACCTGGGCGTCGTTCGCGGCCATGCGTGCAACACGCGCCATGGGCACCATCGTCCAGTCGCTCAAGTCGACGCGAAGGGAATGGGATGCGTCAGCCGGAACCGGCTGATTGACCATCGCACTGCGGGTGCGTGGGAAAGGGGGACGAGCAGCGTTCACAGGTTTTCCTTGGAGTTGAAGATGCGCAGGGCGCGGGTTTCTTGCACGGCGGCACGGGCATCCCGTTGGGCGTCGTCAAGGTCGCCATCGGTGGCGAGATTCGTGGTGGTGTCGTTAGGGCCTGCGCCGAACCAGACGGGCGTGCCGGCGAGTAGCAGGGCAGCGATGGCCGCGTACAGCCAGTTCACGCTGACAGCCCTGCGGCAAGGCGGTAGCGGAGGGCGATGGCTTCGGCTGCGGCTTCGGGGCCGTTGGGGTTGGCGACGGCGCGCTCGGAGAAGGTGGCGCGTTGCTCTTGCCAGCCGGGATACCGGGACGCCAAGAAGGCGTGATCGCGCTCCAGGTTGATCGCTTCCTGAGCGGCTTCAGTCGGGACGACTGGTTTAGCAAAACGGTTCACTGATTTCTCCTGCCAGCGAACTGCCGACAGGAGAAATATAGCATCTTGCTAAAGATTGTGAAAGTTATTTAGCACAGAGAGATAAGCACGGGGCGTAAAAAAGCCCGCTTGCCGCGGGCTTGATGTGGGGTAAACCACTCAGTAAATTAGCTTAATCCTTACAAACCGCCAATCCCCGAGCGCTGGACCACGCGCCCGATGATGGTCACGTGGTCTACGTCTGCCTTGGTGAGCACCAACGTTGGGTGTCGGGAGTTGTCCGTCTCTATGCGCAGACCGCCGCCAGGGATGCCGAAAAGGCGCCGCAACCGCATGAGTCCGTCGTAGTAGATGGCGAAGGTTCTGCCGTCCTGCACCTTCGTCTGAGACGTGTCGACAACGCACCTGTCACCCCGTTCGATGGTTGGCTGCATCGTCTCGTCAGGCGCCAAAACGACACCCAGCGCCGCGGGAGAAAGTTGGTCGGCCGCGATGAAGTCGGAGTCAAAAAGGTGGCAAGTCATGTTCACAAGGCTGATTGTGACCTGACCGTTAACATCTTGTAGCGAACTTTCCACCGTCAAAGAGGGAATGAAAACCGGCCCGGCGTGCGGGAATTCCTTGACATGCTCCCAAGCCCGCATCGGGGCGCTCAAAGTAATTCTTTCGATTGAAGGGATAACCCCATGGTCGATATCAAGCCAGCCCGAGGGCTTTCCGGCTTTGTCTTCGATCCAACGAGCGGTTTCATCAGTGAGTCCGCGCCGCCGACCTGTGCGGCTGTTCTTCGATCCTTGCTTCCATTGGCTGACCTGCGCTGCATCGCGCCCGAGCAATTCCGCCAGGGCCTTGGAAGACCCCAGTTCGGTGATGAGTAGCGCGAGGTTCTCGCGCCTTATGTCGTCTATAAATTTCACGGTTTCATATTAAGCCGGGAGCTAAATCAGGTTCGTTAGCGCGTTTTAGCACTGTGGCTTTAGCCCCGTGCTACATTCAACGGTATGAACTACAAATCACTTCCGCAGTTCGTGGCCGATGGTGGTGTCGGCACAAGCGGCCGACTCGCTGTGGCAATCGGCGCCGCAAAGTCCGACATGAGCGACTGGGTAAACGGGCACCGCGCTGTGCCCATGCTGCGCGCGCTCGCCATTGACGATGCCAGCCTGGGCATCATCCCGCGGTGGCTGACCCGCCCCGACGACTGGCATGTGCTGTGGCCCGAACTGGTCAAGCACAAAGACGCTCCCGCCATCGTTCCCGCGGTGGCCTGAATGCACGTCACACCCATTGAGCGCCTGACCCCCGAGCAAGTCCGCGATATCGCCCGTCACGCGGCTGAACGTGGGGAGCGCCTCGAAGACGCCAATCCATTTGCATCGGGCTCCCCCCAGCGCCTGACCTTCGCTTCCGCTTTCCAGCTCTGCGCCCGCGATCTGCAGCGCGCTGCCTGAGTGGCCATGCCCCTCCAACAACACACTGTTTTGTAAGTAGGAAGTACGCATGTCCCATTGTTTATTCGGCTTGCCTCGAGCGCCTACGGCGAAGGCGCTCGAGGGCGGGTCAGACAAGGCGCCGAGAAAGCTGGTCGATCAACCTACGCCGATGCCACGCACACAGCACGGCGCAGAGCTTTATCAGTGGTGGCGCCTGCCATCCATGCAAGTGATCGAGATCCGCCGCATCGCCGGCACAGCCAGTCCGGAGTGTGTAGTGCGCAACGTCAACGCCGACGGCGAAATGAGCACCGGCGAATACGTGCTCTCACTGCGGTTCATCGTGATCCACGGCAAGCAAGTCAAAAAGTGAAGCGGTACGGCATTCCACTCGTCGACCCTGTGAGGGCAGCGCTCGCAACTACCTCATCCCAGCCGCATGGCCAATGCGCCCGCGTGATGCCGCCCGCAACAACCCCGGAAAGACCGTATGAACAAGCCGCACGTGCCAGTGGACGCCGAGACTCACGCGAAAGTGATGGTCCGACAAACGTTGATGCCTGCCGATATTCAAGAAATGTCGCGTGAGCAGATGGCAGTGGTCATCGAGGGCTTTACGTCACAAGTCTTGTTCATCGAGCGCACGTACGAGCGTGAGGTTTCGCGCGAAGGAAGCGAGTGCCCGAGCATCAGCCGGGTCTACAGCGCATTGAAGCACTACGAGCTTCTGTGCGAAGCCATTTACGGCACCGCCATGGCCTACGACCGACGCGACTTCGATCAGAAGGCGACCCGCAAGCATGTCTACGTCGCTGAGTTTGACGACGGGAACATCAAGATCGGCTTTTCGACCCGACCCGTAGCGCGCATCGCCGATGTTGCTGGCGCGAATCAGGCGGCACTACTCCGCACGTGGGTCAGCCTGGACGGTCTGCATTCCCCAGCAATTGAGCGCATAGCGCATCGCCACTTTGCGGACGATCGCGTAGGCGGTGAATTTTTCAGCACCAGCTTCGATGTAGCGACGAAGTGGATTGAGGCCGAGTGGCTGAAGCATCAAGTCCGGGGCATGGGCACATGAGCGACCTCTTCACACACCGCGCAACCACGATGGTTGCCGCGAACGCCGACCACTTCACGGCCGAGTTTGTTGCCTATCTGCCGGGCAACCTGCACGTCTATGACGCCTTCGAGGAAGAGGCATTGCACGTGGTCGCCAAGGGCTTCAAGCACTACAGCGCCCGCACCATCATCGAAGCGCTACGGCACCACTCCGCGTTACAGGACGTGGGCTGTGGGCACTGGAAGCTGAACGACTGGCACACCCCTTACTTCGCGCGGCTCTTCGCGCTGGTGAACCCAGCAAATGAAGGCCTGTTCGAGTTTCGCCACGCCAAGGCCGCGCGCCGCATGCCGGGCGGCGCCCATTGACCAGGGCAATTCCCTACCCGGGCGACGTGCGGGCGAAGGGCTGGCGGTTCGAGCTTGACCACGAAAAGATTGAGCAGTCGGACACCTGGGCGCTTGCATCGGCCGAACTGAAGCCATGGCTGCTCATGCTGTGGCTGACAGCATGGAAGCAGACCCCGTGCGGCTCCATGCCCGACAGCGACGAACTGATAGCCGCGCGCATCGGAATGCCGCTCAAGACCTTCGTGAAGCACCGTACGACGCTGCGCCGCGGTTGGTGGCAGGCTGACGATGGCCGGCTCTATCACGACACCATCGTTTTGTTCGTGGTCGACATGATGACGCGCCGCCGCAAGGAGTCCGATCGCAAGGCTCTGGCACGCGGAAAGATTCCTCCTGAGGTCCCACCCTTGTCCCACGGGACAACCACGGGAGTCCGACCAGATTCCGACACCGGAACCGGAACCGGAACCAGTAATACGGTAATTGGCAGCCCGCCCGAACTTACGCGGGGGTCGCTGGCCGGCGAAGTCTGCAAGGCCATCAAGGCCAAAGGCATCACCGGGGTCAACCCGTCGCATCCCGAACTGCTGGCCTTCATTGAGCAGGGCGTGCCGCTCGAAACCTTCGAGGCAGCCGCACAGACGTGCTCCAAGGCCACGCCACCGAAAGGCCTGAGCTACCTGCTGGCCATCGTGAAGCGGCAGATGGGCGATGCCGCCACGATCGCCACCGGCGCCGGCATGCCAACCGCTGCATGGGACGCCAGCCGCGCCAGCATCGAAGCCAAGGGCATCGCGCTCGGCCTGGGCAAGTGGAACGACGCGGACATGAGCGCCAGCCGCGAGCAGTTCCCCGCCTACCTGCTGCGCGTGCGCGCCGCTGTCGAAGGAGTGCCAGCGTGAGCATGCTGGCCCTGACTCAGCACCTGATTGCGGCGCAGCACGCAGGGCACATCGCCGCCGTGAACGAGCGCCGCATGAACACCGGCAACGTGCCCGACACACCCGAAAACCGCGCCTGCATCGCGCGGCAGTACTGCATCGAGCGCAACCACCGCGCCGCGTTTTCGATGTGGTCCTACTACTTCCCTGCTGCCAATGACGAAACCCAATGACCCGCTTCTATCGCAAGCCCCAACGTAAGCCCATGGGCGTGTCCCTCATCGAACGGGCAATCATCGACAAGGAATGGCGCAGCACCGTGACGTCCGGGCAGATCACCGCACTGATGGGCGATGGCTCCAACGAAATGGTGAACGGCGCCGGCCGCGTGCTCTTCGTGGTTCTCGGCGCCTGCATCGCAGAGGAAGTCGATACCGATCTGCTCGAGCTGCGCATCATTCGTGGCGCCTGCAACGCGGTGTACGAGCAAAAGGACGAGCCGACCATCACCGCAGCCCGCCGCGCGTCGATCGTGAGCGGCCTTGACGCCTGCAATCGGCTCATCGAGGTACTGCCCCGCCGGGCACTGGTCGACGCCGCCTGCGACCTCGCCGTGAAGATGCGCACGCAGCACATCAACTGGACCGACTTCGTTCCGTTGCTCGAGGCGGTGGCGGCATGAAGAACAAAACCAATTGGGTCGAATCGTTCCTCCACGAGCGTGCAGCGCAGACCGCTGCGGAGGTGGCCGTGCTGTGCAAGCTGTCGCCGGTGACTGTCGGAAAAATCATCGGCGACTTGGTGCACCACGGCCGCGCGCTGCGCGCCAATCCCGATCGCCTGCCGTGCCTTTACCTGCGCTGCTCGCCCAAAGTGCCCGAGGTGCCAGTGATCGAAGCGCCTTGCTTGCCCTACATCCCGATGACGACCACGCAGCACGCCATGCGCCATGCGCCCGCATCCGTGTGGGCGCTCGGCGCCATGGCCCATTGATCCACAACCCCAAAGATGCAGCCGGCAAAGACATTCATTTCCCCGGCGCACCCACGCCGGATCTCGAAGCCATCCAGGCCAGTGCCGTGGTGGCCAAGCGAGCAGTCGGCATTCCCTTCGCCAACCCGCGCGGCTCATGGAAGGCCGCATGGCGCACGCACGGCGGGCAGCGGTGCTTCTTCCGCTCGCGGTGGGAAGCGAACTACGCCGCGTACCTCGAATGGCTTCGCAGCATCGGGCAGATCCAGTCATGGGAGCACGAGCCGCACACGTTCTGGTTCGAGGGCATCCGCCGCGGTGTCGTCAGCTATCTGCCCGACTTCCGCGTGACCAACCCCAACGGGTCTATCGAGTGGCACGAGGTAAAGGGCTGGATGGACGCACGCAGCAAGACCACGATCGCGCGCATGGCGAAGTACCACCCCAGCGAAAAACTCGTGGTCGTTGCCGAGAAGCAATACAACGAAATCAAGCGCAAGGTGTCCTCGATCGTGCCAGGGTGGGAGACGACGTGAAGGCATTGCTTGTGGTCACAGAGAAGGGCTTGCGCGGCGCCACGCCTGACGATCACGAGGCCTATCTGAAGTTCAAGCGGCGCCTTGCCAAATCAAAGCCCGGCGCATGCGTGCGGTTCGAGTGGTCGAGCCCGCGGCATGTCGACCATCACCAGAAGTTTGGCGCGCTGCTTTCCTTCTTGAGCAACAACCATGCTGTGTACGACACGACCGAAAAGGCGCTGGTCGCGCTGAAGCTGGCCGCGGGCTTCTTCGAGCCGCACGTCGACCCGGCCACGCTCGAAGTCATCAAGGTGCCAACGTCGATCGCCTTCGAGAGCATGGGCCAGGACGACTTTGAACGCTTCTACAACGCCGCGATCGACGCGCTGCTTGCGGTGATCCTGCCGCGCTTCGAGAAGGCCGAAATGCTCCGCCTGCTCGATCAGATTTACAGCGGCTGGATTGCCGACAACCCGTAATGAGAACGAAGAATAAACCGGCGCCATCGGCAGCCGAGCGGACGCACGTTGCATGGGTCAAGAGCCAACCGTGCATCGTGTGCGACCAGCCCGGGCCGAGCGATGCGCACCACATCGACCAGTCAACGCACTTCCTCACTCTGCCGCTCTGCCAAGGCTGTCACACCGGCCCGCACAACGGCATCCATGGCCTGCGCCGCATCTGGAACGTGACGAAGAAGACCGAGCTTTCATGTCTCGGCGACCTGATGGAAAAGCTGGCAAAAAATAGTTTGAAATAGTCCATGTTATCCCACTCATTGAGGGATATCATTCGTTCATTGCAACAGATGTTGCAGCTGGCGCCTCGCGGTTCAGGGGCTCAAGGAAAAGATCATGGCAGCACTCGCAAAAACCCGCTACGAAACCTTCTTCATCAAGGGCCGCGATGGATGGGAAGCAGCCACCTATGTGTCGCTCGGCGGCAACCTGTCGCTGGGCATCAAGACGCACAAGGCATGGACTAAAGAGAAGGGTGTTTGCACCGTGCTCGCAGTGAGCCGCCTTGAACGCGGGTTCCGCGTGTCCAACCCGCCGGTGTCGCCTTTCCTGACCGAAGCAGAGCGCGCCGCCTGCGACTTCTACATGACGGGCGAAACGCACCCGGGCACCTGCACTGAGAAGGCGATTCGCAAGGCGCATGAGGCCGCGCTGGCGCAGGTCGACGCCAGCGTTCAACTTGCCAAAGCCCACTATGCGAACCGTTCCACCGCCCCCGCAGGCTGGGCAACCATCGAGGCCGGCATCGAAGCCTGAACGCACTGCAAGCCTGTCGCAGCAGGCTTCACAGTGCGCTCCGCGCAACACCCGCGCCTCGGGGTATCAGGGGCTCAAGGTCAACCATGCAAGCAATCGAACGAATCCAGATCACCCGCGCAATCCGCGCTGCGGCCAAAGCCGGCTTCGTCATGGTCGCGGTGAACGAGGGCGGCGACGACCTGATGCCCGTCACCACCGAAGCCGAAGTGCTGGACGCGATCGACGCGGTGGACTTCGACTGCACGATCGTGTTCGAGGGCTTGGTCGACGGCAATAAGCGACGCCCGGGCCTGTTCTGCGTCATCGGCAACGGCGCCGACGTGATCTCCGACTACACGTGCTGCCCGGGCTTTGAGGAAGCAATCGAGCGCGTGGGCGAAGTCGACATGGACGTGCTGGGCGCCGTCACCTTGGATGCGCTCGACGCGCTGGCCGCGATCGTGGCTGAGTGTCAAAGGGCCCGCTCGCTTGGCCAGGACATGAAGGGCATCTACGACACGGCAAAGGTCGTTCTCGCCAAGGCTGAAACCGTCTTCACCGCCGACTGATGGGAACCGCCTGGACGCAGAGCGTGCCCCGTGACTTCCGTATTTCTTCTGCGCGTGCAGGGCCAGTCCCTCAACGCGCAATGCCGGGCCTTCATGGACCGCATCCCTTACTCACCGTTTCCGAGGAAACCCATGCCCACCTTCCCGCAGTACGACGAGCAACCAGACCAGTCCGAGCGCGATGAACTGGCCTTCGAGAGCCGCGCCCGGCGTAACTATCAGGCCCAACTGATCGCGCACCCCAACCCGCAAGACCCCGACCACCCGGGCGACCGGGAAGGGAGCGAAGAGTGAGAACGCGGCCGATCGGCGACCTGCTTTTCTGGCAAAGCAATTTCCGCATGGACAACACCCACGCCGACGTGCTCAAACGGTTGCGCAACCGCAAGAGAACAACGGGTGCCGAAGAGGACGCGCTTTGGTCGGGATGGTTCGCCGTGGATGCGTCAGCGAAGCATTGCGTTGCCTGCGCACTGAGCGCCGGGCAAATCCTGACGATGTTCGACGCGGCCTGATTCCACCGTCAAGGCCTCGAGCCTTGCCAGTGCAATCCGCACGCGATAGGAGGCTACATTCAAGGCATGAGCACACACCCCAACCGAAGCACCAAGCCCGGTGAGGGCGCTAACCCCAGCACCGAAGAGATCCAGACTGCCCGCATCACCGCAGGCCTGAGCCAGCGCGCCGCGGCGGAAATGATCTGGTGCAGCACCCGCGCGTGGGAGCAGTGGGAAGCCGGCGAGCGCCGCATGCCCTACGTGACGTGGTGGGCGTTCCAGCGCCGCATCAAGGACAAGAAGCTGTAGTTCGACCCCCCTTGAATTCAGCCGCGGGGGCTGGCTGAATCAGCGCTCCCATTGAGCACTAAGAAACAGCTCCCCGCACAAACCGACAAGAAGGCCCGCCCGCCGAAGGCGCAGCCAACCCCGAAGAAGAAGCCTGAGGCCGCAAAGCCCAAGGCAAGCAACACACCCGCACCACCAAGCAAGTGGCGCATCGCGCAAGTCGTATCAGTTGAAGACGTAGAGCCAAAGCCAGCAGCCAACACCGCACCGCCCGTAGAAGGGCGCGCGCTACTCGTTCTCCCGCAACCAGCACCAGCGACTCCATGGCAGCAATGGAAGTCCGAGCTTCCGCAGAGTTTCATAGCCTTTTGTAGCTACATCGAGGATGGCGGAAACCTCAAGCAATACGCCGTAGATAAAGGCTTCCCCCGACAGACTTTGCAGACGTGGATTGCGCTCGATCCCACAAATTCCGGCACGTACGCACGCGCGTGCGAGGTTCGGACGCATGACATTTTCGACACGCTGACCCGTATTTCTGACGAGGCGACGACGACTCTGACGATCGAGGGCCGCGAGATAGTGATGCCGCTCGACGCGGTTGCAGTGGCCCGCAACAAACTGCGCGTTGAGACTCGCAAGTGGGCTCTGTCGCGCATCCTGCCAAAAGTGTACGGCGACAAGGTGGCCATCGAGAGCACCGTGACGCTGGCCTCTGTGTCGGACGCCGAGCTACTGGGCAAGATTGCCGCGCTGGGCCTATCCCTGCCGCGCATTGGAACGCTGAATCAGGAGGCATCCGACGATGCTTGACCTGACCACGCTCACGCCGTCGCAGCGGCTCGAACTGTCTTCGCTCATGGGCGAGGTCATGCGGCGCCGTAAGACGCGCCTCATCGAGTCCCTGTTCCCCGATCGCGGGCCGCTGCGCCGTGCGCTCTACCCGAAGCACATGCAGTTCTTCCGGTCAGGCCGCGAGAACGACGAGCGCGTCTTCATGGCCGGAAACCGGGTCGGCAAGACGGTTGCAGCGGGCACAGAGACGAGTTATCACCTCACGGGCCTCTACCCGGACTGGTGGGAAGGCCGGCGCTTCGGGCGTGCCATCCGGGCTGTGGCCAGTGGTGACACGCACGACACGACGCGCGACATTATTCAAGACAAGATGCTCGGCGGCACCACCGACGAGCGCGACTACGGCACCGGGTTGATTCCGGGCGACTGCATCGTCTCGTGGACAAAGCGCCAGGGCGTGCCGGGCGCGGTGGAGAAGATCACCGTGAAGCACGTCAGCGGCGAGAACAGCGAGCTTTGGCTTCGCAGCTACGTGCAGGGCCGCAAGATATTCCAAGGCTTCGAGCTTGATCTGTTCTGGCCCGACGAGGAATGCCCCGAGGACGTGTACGAAGAGGGCCAAGTGCGGCTCTTGACGACGGGCGGCATCAGCATGCTGACGTTCACGCCTCTGAACGGGCTCACGGCACTCGTGCAGGCACTGACCAGCAACAACCCGGACAAGCCGGCCATGTCGCGCGAGGTCGTTCAATGCGGCTGGGACGACGTGCCTCACTTGTCCGAAGTGGCGAAGGCAAAGCTGCTGTCCAAGCTGATGCCGCACCAGCGCGACGCGCGCACGAAGGGCATCCCCGCACTGGGATCCGGTGCCATCTACCCGGTGCCCGAGACAGACATCGTGGTGCCCGACTTCCCTCTGCCCGACTACTGGCACCGCGCGTTCGGGATGGACGTCGGCTGGAACCGTACCGCTGTCATTTGGGCGGCGATCAACCGCGAAACCGACGTCGCCTACCTCTACAGCGAGCACTACCGGGGCGAAGCCGAGCCTGCGGTGCATGCGGCAGCCATCAAGGCCCGCGGTGAGTGGATCCCGGGCGCCATCGACCCGGCCAGCCACGGCCGCAGCCAGAAGGACGGCGAGCAACTCTTCGAGCTCTATCAGGACTTGGGCCTCGCTATCTCGAACGCAGACAACGGCGTCGAAGCCGGCATCTACAACGTGTGGGACCGCATGAGCAGCGGGCGCCTGAAGGTGTTCGCGTCCTGCCGCAACTGGATTGACGAGTACCGCATCTACCGGCGCGACGTGAAGGGCGCCATCGTCAAAGCCAACGATCACTTGATGGATGGCACCCGCTACGTCTGCATGACGGGCCTCGACTTGGCCTGTCAGAAACCGAGGGCGCGAGACGGCGCCCGCACTACCTCTTGGAGAACCGTATGACGACCCCCTCACTGCTCGGCCCGCGCGGCACGCCCTTTGTCGACCTGGGCGGCGAGCGCGCATGGCGCCAGTTCACGAAGGGTGACATGGTGGCAAGCCTTCAGTGGCTCGACCTGCAAGCCCATGACCCATCGTTCCCCGAAGAGGGGCCTATCCCCTGCATGACGATCTTTCATGCCTTCCGGCGCATGGACACGGGCGCGCACGTCATCCCGCAGCGGTTCGCCTACATCTACGGTGCGCGCGAGGGCAAGCCGACCCCGTATTTCTTCAACTCGGTGCTCAACGCATGCGAGACGTGCGGGTTCGACAAGAACGACAAGGCAGCCCGGCACCGAATGATGGATCTCGTCATCGAGGCTCTGCCAGACCTTATCACCATGCCGAGCGAACAGCCCACGGCACTGGAAATCCAAGCGCACCGCCTTGGCATCGAAGTCACCGTGCGCAACGGTGACAAAACCATGCACACCGAGGTTTTGTAATGTTTGACGACCTGAGCAGCACCACGACCGCACCGCCAGCCGAGGGCGAGCAGCGCCAGGGCGGCGACCTTGCCAAGATCATCGAGCACGCAACGCCCGGCGATGTGGCAAGCGACCCCAAGGCCATCCATCGGCATCACGTCCTGATGGACCTGCTCGAGTACGAGAGCGAGCGGCAGGCCGAAGAGCGTGCGCAGGCCCAAGTGGACGAGGGCTACTACGACCATGAGCAGTGGGCAGCCGATGACGCACGCGAACTGATGGAGCGCGGACAGGCGCCGCTGGTGTTCAACGAAGCCCGGCTCACGATCGACTGGATCTCTGGCACCGAAAAGCGGCTGCGCAAGGACTACAAGATTCTCCCGCGCGAGCCCGACGACGAAGCCGGCGCCGAACTGAAGACGAAGCTGGTCAAGTACACCGATGACGTCAATCTGACCCAGTGGCACCGCTCCAAGGCATTCAAGCAGGCCGCGACCGCCGGTATCTCATGGCTCGAAGAGGGCATCAATCCGGACCCCGAGCAGGAAATCATCTACAGCGGCATGGAGGACTGGCGCAACGTCTTCCGCGACAGCCACTCTCGCAACATCGACTTCAACGTCGACAGCCGCTACCTGTTCCGCCGCCGCGTCATCGACCTGGACTACGCGATTGCACTGCTCCCAGCGCACGAGGCGCACTTGCGCTCGATGGCCGGGCGCATGGACGAGGACGGCGAGGGCGGTGAGGACGTGTGGTACCTGGGGCAGAAGCAGGCCAGCACCGCCGATATGCGTGAGATGGCCGATATGTCGGGCTTCGGCAACCGCTCGGCCTACATGGCGCGTTCGGGCTACTTCGATTACAGCCGCCGCCGCTCCTGCGAGCTATTGGAGTGCTGGTACAAGGTGCCCGAGCGCGTCAAGGTGTTCATGGGCGGGCAGGCGCCGGGCAAGCTGGTGGACGACCAGAACGCCGAGCATCAGGCCGCGATCGCTGACAACGCACCGACCTATGAGGCGGTGAAGATGAAGATGCGCCTCATGATCGCCACGAAGCAGGCGCCCATGCTGGACATGCCGAGCCCGTTCAAGCACGGCAAATTCCTGCTCACCCCGATCTATGCGTACCGGCGCTTCCGCGATGGCATGGCATACGGCCCGATGCGCGGCATGCGGGACATTCAGGACGACCTGAACAAGCGCCGCTCGAAGGCGCTCTTCGCTCTTTCGTCCAACCGCATCCAGATTGAGGCCGGCGCTGTCGATGACATCGAAGACCTGCGTATCGAGGCCGCACGCCCGGACGCCATCATGGTGGTCAAGGCCGGCAAGATTCTGAAGTTCGAGCAACAGACCGGCGACTTCCAAGGCAACCTCGAACTGGCACGCGAGGACAGCCAACTCATGCGCAACGTCGGCGGTGTGACCAACGAGAACCTCGGCCACGACACCAACGCGCAGTCGGGCAAGGCCATTGGCCTCAAGCAAGACCAAGGCGGGCTCACGACGGGCGAACTGTTCGACAACTACCTGCTGGCCATCCGGCAAGCGGGCGGCTTGCGCCTGTCGCACATCGAGCAGTTCTATACCGAGCCCAAGGCCGTGCGCATCGTCGGCCAGCGCAAGCCAATCGAGTGGCTGAAGATCAATCAGGTGGACCCGGCCACCGGCCAAATCCTGAACGACGTCACCGCATCGGCTGCCGACTTCATCATCGACACGCAGGACTACCGCGCATCGCTCGCGCAGTCTGCGCAGGAGCAGATGTTCGACCTGCTGGGCAAGATCGCCACCTTCGCGCCGCAAGTGGTGTTGAACGTGCTCGATCTGGTGGTTGAGAACGCGGAAATCAAAGACAAAGAAGAGTGGGTGTCCCGCATCCGCAAGCTCAACGGCCAACGTGACCCGAGCAAGCCGCCGACGCCCGAAGAGCAGCAAGTCGAGCAGGCCACTGTCGCCAAGCAGATGGAAGCCGAGCAGGTTGCGACCGACACCAACAAGGCCGCGCTCGCCGAAGTGCAGGCCAAGGTCGACTTGATCCGCTCGCAGATGGAGAACATGGACGTCACCAGCGTGCTCAAGCGCGTAGAGGCGATGTTCTCCGCACTGCAAGCCGCGCAGATCGTCGCCACGACGCCCGGTGTCACGCCGGCAGCCGACGAGATTGCACTGTCTGCCGGCCTGGAAGACATGCACCCCGGCGCCATTCCCCAGCCCACCGGACTGGCACAGCGGTTTCTGGCACAGACCCAAGGCGTTCAGGGCGCTCCTGGTGCGCAGCCCAACACCGACCCGATGCTGCCGGCCGATGGCGTACCGAATGACCCCGCACAGGCTGGACCGCCCGACATGGCGCCCGCGTCGCCCCTCGAAGGCGTGCAGGGCGGCATGGAAACGGTGCGACCCGAAGACAACTTTCCCCCGCAGGGCGCAGGCCCTGCAAATCCCCCGCAGTGAGTAGGAGCAAGACGCTTTGAACAACGCAATCGACAAAATCATCATCCCGACCGTGGGCCGTCAGGTCTGGTTCACCCCGAACAAGTCGGACCCGCTGCACGACGAAGACCCTGCGCCGTTTGCTGCGACTGTGGCCCGCGTGTTCGCCGAACGCTGTGTCAACCTGATGGTGCTCAACCGCCAGGGCAAGCCCGTTGAGCGCACGTCGGTACTACTGAAGCAGGCTGGCATGGAGTACGAGCCCTTATCTAGCTTCTGCGAGTGGATGCCATACCAGATCGGGCAGGCAGCCGCTACGCCGATGACCGCAGCGATCGTGCGAACGCTCATCAAGGAGGCCTTGGACCCGGGCAGCCTGTACGACGCGCCGGGCATCGCACTGGTGGCCATCGACAACCCGGTTGCGATCGGCTCGCCTGCGCCCTTCATGGGCCGGCGCCAGCGGGAGCGGAATGCCGCGCATGACCGGGCCAACGAGACGCTGGTGCGCAACCTGCACGCGATGCCAATCGCCAGCGTGCCGCCGGACGTGGGCTATGAAGCCACCGGCCGCAATGAACTGTACGAAGGCCTGTTCGATGGCGAGTCGGACGGTGATCGCGCTGGGCGCCTTGCACGTGCAGCACTCGGCCTGTCCCCCACCAGCCCGGTGGTCGACGTGATGGAAGACGGCGTGTGGGTTGCAGGAAGCACGGGCGGATTCATGCCTGCCGATGCGGCGCCCAACGTGCCCGGACGCATCACAGACCCCGTGCCGCTGGCGTTCAGCGTGGCACTCGAGGTGCTGAAGGAGGGCGCCAAGGTCGCGCGCCTGGGATGGAACGGCAAAGGCTTGTGGCTCGAGCTGCAAGTGCCCGACGCCCACTCGAAGATCACTCTGCCCTACATCTTCATGAGCTACCCGACCGACGCGGCGAACACGCCCGGCGCCCGCGTGCCGTGGCTCGCATCGCAGACCGACCTGCTGGCCGACGACTGGGTTCTGGTCGCCTGACCGCCAGCACGCCCCCAACTTCAGAGAACGACCATGAACCCATCCCTTACCCCCATTGGCGTGACCGAAGCCGAGCTTGCATCCAAGGCCGTGGCCGCACGCATCACCCCGCGCGAGATCGACAAGACCATCGCGCATGAGTACTACGACGTGCCCCCGGGCAGCACGTTGACCCTGTGCGTGCTCACGCTGCGCAATGGATTCACGGTGGTCGGGCATGCGGCCTGCGCTGCGCACGCCAACTTCGACCCGGATATCGGGCGCCGCATCGCCTTCGAGCACGCGCGCAATCAAATCTGGCCGCTGCTGGGCTACGAACTGCGCTCGAAGCTGACGGCCGAGCAGGAATCGGCCGACTGAGCCGCCCAACCATTCAAGAACTGAAAGACCATCATGGCAATCTCTGACGAAGACCTGCGCGGCCTGTCCGCGAACGAACGCGAAATCCTCATCGCGGCTGAAGCCGACGACGAAGACGGCGACATTGCGCAAGAACTGAGCGGCAAGCGCAGCCCATCGGCGCCCGCTGACGACGAACTGGTTGTCACGACCGCGGCGCAGGATGCCGAAGCCGCTGCTGCTGCTGCACTGGCTGCTGCGCCCGCTGAAGCGCCGGCCGCTGCACCCGCTGCACCCGCTGCACCTGGGGCCGCTGGCATCGAAGCCGCTGTGGAAGCCGAAGACGACGACGCACCGACGCCGCGCGCCGCGCCTGCCGATATCGCCGATCAACGTGTGGCCCTCAACGCCCGCGAAGACGACAGCATGCAGAAGCTGCTGGACGGCGAAATCACGCAGGCCGAGCACGCCGTCATCAAGAACGAAGTGCGCGCATCGCTCGACACGCTGCTCGTGGCTGAAGCGACCGACAAGGCGACGGCCAACATCGAGTACGCCGGCATGATGAAGCTCTACAACGCTGACGTGAAAGTGACGAAGGCACTGGGCAAGGCCGCGGGGCTCGACTACTCGAGCGCCGACCTTGCTGCGAAGTTCGACCGTGCCGTTGTCATGTTCTCCAACGAACTGGCCGCGCAGGGGATATCGGACAAGCCGGGCAATCTGGCGAACAGCCGCAAGGCTCTGTCCGAAGCCCATGCGTACATGCTGCGCGCCGCGGGCAAGGTGCCTGCGCCGGTGGTTGCAGCGGCTGCCGCTGTCGTCCCCAAGGGTGGGCGCCCTGCACCTGACCGCTCGAAGCTGGGCATGACGCTGGCAGCCATCCCGGTGGCCGCTGACGCCAGCATCACGTCGGAGTTTGCACATCTCGAAGGCATCACCAACCCGGCCGACCTCGAGCGCCAGCTTGCCAAGCTGACGCCTGAGCAAGAGCGCCGCTACCTGGACTCCTAATGCGCCTCAACACCCTCATACGCAACCTGAAGGTCGGCGAGCGCCTGTCCTTCGATCAAGGGCGCATCGTGCTCGGTCTGGACGGCAACACGCCCAAGACCGCGCGCCTGCGACTCACGCTGCATGAGGACGTGGTCGTCGACAAGCCGCGCACCGCGGCGAACGACGAGCAGGATAAGGCGCCGATCGCAGCGACCTGAATCGGGCGGCGCTCCATACTCCGGGGCGCCGCATCGGCGTGCAACCCACTGGATCTCAAATGCGGCTCGCCTTCCTCTGCCTCACTCTCGCGCTGGCCGCATGCACTTCCCCCACGGGCGTGGTGCTGATCGGCGACGGCATTTACATGACGTCAAAGTTGGGTGGCATGGGCACGTACAGCGGGGGCAGCGTGAAGGCCTAGCTATACCGCGAAGCAGCCGACTACTGCGCCAAGGCGGGTAAGAAGGTTATCCCGGTGACGTCATCGTCCATGGACTCCGTGGCCTACAACAGCGCATCGGCCGAAGTGCAATTTCGCTGCAACTAAACCCTGCCAAGAGGCCAGCTTAAAGCTGCACGTCGTTGAACCACCGGTATTGGCGACCGCCATAGTCCTCGAAGTCCACAAGTGCGACGTCTAGATTGGAGTGCTTGAGAAACTTTCCAAGATCGACGAGGTTGTCTTCGTTTGTTTTGGGATTGGTTAGCGCAAAGATTTGCATGCCGAGCGAGCTGACGTTGGCTACTGAAAACTGACCCTGCCGGACCGCCCCACTGACTAGCAGCGCTTTGTTCCACGAAATTATTAGATGGTTTAACGGCTGCCCTTTGGCTGCCTCAAACCGCCTTGACATCCCACGTCCCACACTGCTGATCAAACCTAGATCCTGCAGGATGGTCGCGTCGACAAGGGTTAGCCCGCGTTCGGGAGAAAACTTGCCCTCAACCCCGCTCCATAAAGCTTGAGCGATCACGAAGCTCGCAGCCTTTGCAATCAGGGTCGCTTCGGTCTGCGACAAGCAACGCAAAAAGTCGAGCGTCCTGAGCGAATGACTGCCCGGCTTCTTGAACTCACCGGCCAGCACGCTGCCCCATAGCTTTTGCATTGATTCGGAGGAAGTCTCGGCGGCCAGATCGCGCCATTTGTAGAGCCAGTCGATTTCTGGCACTGCGTTAGGCGGAGCACCTGCTTCTTGCACGAGAACGGTTTCAGCTTCGAGCACCGCCTTTGCGACGTTGATTTCTTTGCGGATCACGTCGGCACGCTGGTTCGCAAGGATTACTAACTCATGGTCGTACTCGTTGAGGCCTTTCGGCACCAACTGCGGTTCATTGGACGCTGCAGTCGGGCCGCTGAGCAAGATGGGTTCCATCCACACCAGCGAAGCTCGACCAAGCTGTATCCGCTTGATCGATTGTTCCGCATGGGCAAAGGCAATCATCTCTTCGGCTTTGAGCTCATAAGCCGCGCTGCCTTCCCGACGCATTTGCCAAGGTGTCAACACGCCGCCGATGCCTTTGTCGACGAGTGAGTTCCACATTTTGATGATCAAACTTTCGCCTGGAGCAGTTGGCACATCAACCCATCGCGCGCATGGCTGGCGCAAAGTCGGCATGTAAGAGGGGGGCAGAGGTTTTCATGGCAAGGATCGTACTGGCCCGTTTGTAAGCTCGCAATACAAAGTTAACAGTACCGGCGCGACCCCCCTTGAATAGAAGAAAAGAGGGCATACGATTTCGAGTAGTGAAGGGGCAGACGTGCACTAAGACGCCGGGAGCCCCTTCGCTGCCGCTGCGGGCATCGCAGTTTTTATGCGCAAGACGCGCTCGATTCCCCAAGGGGATGGAGTGCCGACATGCGGACGTTAATCGGGGTCAATGATCCACAGGCTGTAAAAAAGTGGGCTTCGCTGATGGCTGTCGCCATCAACAAGGCTTCCTACTGGGCCAAGAAATTCGTCGGCGAGGGCAAAGACTCCCGCCTCCCCATCCAGCGCATTGACGACCTCGAATCCGGGGCCGGCGATGAAGTGACGGTGGACTTGCTCATGCCGATGAACATGGAGCCGTTGATCGGCGACCAGACTCTCGACGGCAAAGAGCAGCCGCTGAAGTACTTCACCGACCGCCTGCGCATCGACCAAGTTCGCGGTGGCGCTGACTTGGGTTCGCGCATGAGCAAGAAGCGCACGCTGCGCAACTTGCGCCAGGACGCGAAGCGCGTCAGCACCGACTGGTGGAAGCGCCTGAGCGACGAGCTCTACTTCATCTACATCTCGGGCACTCGCGGCACGGGCGGCGGCATGATCTGGTCGGCGGGCAATCCAATGTTCGCCATCAACGCGCTGACGGCGCCTGACGCGATGCACACCATGTACGGTGGCACCGCGACCTCGAAGCTGTCTCTGGCAGCCGCTGACACGATGAAGCTGCGGGTTGTCGACAAGGCCGTGGCCAAGTCGGAAACCATGGGCGGTGACGGCTCGGACGAGCTTTCGATGATCCCTGTGAACATCGAGGGCGGCGACCACTACATCCTGCTCATGCACACGTTCCAAGCCGATGCCTTGCGCCTCGATGCAGGCACGGGCGGTTGGCTCGACATTCAGAAGGCAGCCGCTGCCTCCGAAGGTCAGAAGAATCCGATCTTCACGGGCGCCATGGGCATGTACAACGACGTGATCCTGCACAAGCACCGCAACGTGATTCGCTTCAGCGATTACGGCGCTGGTGCCAACCTGCCGGCCGCTCGTGCGTTGTTCCTGGGCTCGCAAGCCGCCTTCATCGCCTACGGTGACAACGAGGCCGGCACCCGGTTCAACTGGACCGAAGAAACCAAGGACCACGGCAACAGCGTGGCGATCGGTACGAACGCCATCGTCGGTGTCAAGAAGGCTACCTACAAGTCGAAGGACGGTCAGACCGTGCGCGACTTCGGTGTGGTTGCTGTCGACACCTACGCGATCGACCCGAACCCTTGATGACATAGAGGCCTCGGCGCAAGTCGGGGCTTCGTCACAAGCCCACCAGTCCCCCCTTCAATCTTCAGGAGCCCAACACCATGGCCCGTTTCCTTTCCGAACTGCTCACCGGCAAAAAGCCGCTCCCCCAGCCTTACGACGGCAGCGTGCTGCAACTGCCGCTCACGTTCGTCTTCGGCACCGTTGCGCCCGCTGTCGGCGATATCTTGGCGCTGCTCGAACTGCCGCCTTACACCGACCTGCTGGACTACGACATCTTCGCGGCCCAACTGGACTCGAACGCTACGCCGCTGCTGACTTTCTCGCTCGGCCAGGAGAACGTCGCGCTCACCGACTTGGCCGCTGTCTACGAAGCCGGCTTGACCTTCGGCCGCACGGCGAACGGAAGCTGCAATCGCGCGACCACGGCTATGCAGCAACTCGCTGACACGACCGTTCCCCGCAAGCTGGCCCTCAAGGTCACGGCGGCGGCCGCTACGTGGGCTGGTGCAGGCAAGACCGTCACCGCGCTCTTGATGCTGCGCGGCTAATCCCGCCTGCCCCGTGTGTGTGTGAGGGGGGCCGCATCGCTGCGTGCCCCCCTTTCGTTTTTCAACCGTCTCAGGAATGCAAGATGCAAATTCACGCTTACCGCCGTCTCGAAGCTGTCTCGATCAATCTGTTCGATCAAGAGATTGCCTTCAAACCCAACACCCTCGGCCACGTGGTCAGCGGCGACGTTGTTGATACCCGCGTGGTTGACCGCCTGCTGTCCATCAGCGAAGCCTTCCTCGAGTACACCGGCAAGGGCGTCGAAGTGGGTGTGGCTCTGGCCGTTGCCGCTGCTGCTCTGCCGCTGGCCCCGGTCATCACCACGATCGACGAAGGCGACGGCGACAAGGTGTTCGACTTGGTGCTGCTCGGCTCCGACTCGTTGCCTTCGATCATCACCATCGGCGAAGGCGTGACCATCACCCTGGGCGATCTGGTGCAGATGGCATTCGAGCGTTCGGACATGAACCGCGAAGAGTGGAACCTGAACGATCAGGACGACCGCGAAGGACTGCTCGACACCGAAGTGACCCTTGCGATCGTGGCGCATGAAGCCATCGTGCAAGCCGCGATCGACGCTGCCGCTGCATCGGCTGCTGCCCTTCCGCCAGTGCCCGTCGCCGTGGTGCCTGTCATCAACTCGCTGGTGCTCGAAGCAACCGACGGCGAGAAGGTGGACCTCGGCGCCATGTCCGAAGTCAAGCTCCGCGCCTTCGCGCTCGAGGCCGGCGTGACGCTGCCCAAGGGCAAGGGCACGAAGGTCGCTGCACTTCGCCAGATGGTTGCCGACGCCCTGACCGGCCCCGCGAAGTAACCCATGCTTGCATCGCGCCCCATCGGCTTAGCCCGCGTCCTGCTCAACGACCCCGACAGTGACCGCTGGACGGACGCGGAACTGCTGGGCTGGCTCAATGGGGCGCAGCTTCAGATCGTGGCCGTGCGGCCCGAGGCGAAGGCCACGAAAGTCGATATCGTGCTGATCGCCGGCGCAGAGCAGAGCATCCCGGGCTCGGCAACGCGCCTGCTCGATGTAAAGCGCAACGTCGGGGGCCGCGGAATCTCGCTCATCAGCCGCGACCAGCTTCAGGAGTTTGACCCCGACTGGTACTCCGCTGACAACGCCGACGTCATCAAGCACTACACATTCGACTTGAACGACCCCAAATCGTTCGAGGTTTACCCGCCAGCCGCGGCCGGTATCAAGGTGCATGCGCTGGTCGCTGCCATCCCCACCGACTGCACCGCTGTGGGCTCAACCGTTGACCTCGATGACATTTTCGAGGGCGCCTTCGTTGACTGGATCTGCTACCGCGCTTGGTCCAAGGACGGCGATGCAGGCCCCGACGGTCAAAAGGCAGCCAACGCCCTTTCCACCTTCATGCAGGCGCTCACGGGCAAGACGATCTCTGACGTCAGCACCAAGCCGAGCCGCAAATGAAACTCTGGTCCGACTTCCTCCGCGACGTGAAGCCCAAGGCCCCCGGCCTGCCCGAACCCCTGGTGGAGTGGGCCATATTCCGCGCGGCTCAAGACTTCTGCCAGTACACGCGGGCGTGGCAAGTCACGCTCGACCCGACCACCACCGTGGACGGTGTGCTGACCTACGACATGGAGCTTGGCGCCAACGAACTGGTGCGCATCGAGAGCGCAACGCTGGCCGGCAACGACTACGACGTATGGCGCCAGGGCGACAAGGCCCGCGGCACCTTCGTCTACACGGCCGACAAGTCGGCCATCAGCTTCAACACGCCCGAAGCGGCTGGGCAGGCGCTCGTGTTGACCTGCGCCTTGAAGCCGGGCAACAAGGCGACGGGCATCGCCGACGTCATCTATGACGCCTACGTCCGCACGATCGCAAAGCTGGCCATCGCAGACCTGAAGAGCGACGGGAACCTGCGCCTTGTCGCCGAGAGCGACATGGACGTTATCAAGGTCGCGCTCTGGCGCGGCAGCGCAGCAACCCGCCCGCGCTCGCGCGCTCACTTTTTCTGATTGGAACCCTCATGTCCTTCGACAGCGTAATCCTCCTTCCCGCGACCACGGCTGCGCCCGGTGTCGGACAGCCTTGCGTGGTGCTCAAGCCGACCAACCGCACCTTTCACGCGCTGGGCAAGACCACGGCCGGCGCTGGCACGGCCTCTGTCGACATCCTGGGCGCCAACACAGGCGAAATCGCCGACGCGGTTCTGCTGGGCAACATCGCTCTGACGCTGGGCACCGTGCGCTCGGGCGATGGCTTCGTCTCGACGGCGCCCTGGATGACCGTATGGGCGCGCGTCAACTCGATCACCGGCACCGGCGCCACCGTCGGCGTTGTGGCCGCATCGTGACCGTCACGGTCTACCCGAAGCGCAACGGCGTCAGCGCCGGGAGCGCGGTCGAATTGCCGAATCTGACCGTCTACAGCGGCCGCAGCGGCACGCCGGGCACGGCCGAGAGCAGTCTTGTCCTCTACCCGAAGCGCAATGGCGGTGCAGCGGCGGCATTCACGCCCGCGGTTCTGTTCGGCGCCTCGGACAAGGGCCTCTATTACGACTTCACCGATATGGCCTCGCTGCGGCAGGACGCGGCCGGCACTGTGCCTGTCATGCTGGCAGGCCAATCCGTCGGCTTCGCGCTCGACAAGAGCGGCAAGGGCAACAACGCCACGGGCCCGACCGCCAAGGGCACCTACAACGCGACCACCGGTCTGGTGTGCGCCGGCGCAGGCAACATCAACACCGCGTCGATCTTCGATGCCACGTTCAACAACAGCGCCACCTTCATGGCCGTGATGCGCTCGGGCGTGCCTCACACCGACCTGCGGCTGGTGCATGGCCGCTTCGCTCCCAACCTCTACACGGGCTACGACGGCTCGAACGGCAATTGGGATCACACGACCGGCTTCACCGGCGCCGCACTGGGCGCGAACATGGCGACCGACGGCGTGCTCGCGCTGGAATATGGCGTGGCGCAAGTGGGTGTCGGCCTCGATCGCTTCTGGCTGCAAAACGGCACCGCGCCGAAAAGCTCGACCTTCAGCAAGATGCGCCGCGACAGCGGTGTGGGCGGCAATCTCGGCTTCTCGACGCCTACCTACATGACGATCGGCGGCGCCGATGCGGCCTACTTCTGGCCGGGTCAGATCGGTGCGTACTTCGCCATCAACCGGCTGCTCACCACGGCTGAGTACAAGGCGCTGCAGGCCTATTTCATCGCGCAGCACAACCTGTACCCGAAGAAGCTCTTCGTGTGCTGCGGCAACTCGCAGACCTCGGGCCAAGGCTCGACGGGCGGGGCAGGGCAGGACCAGTCGCCGACCGGCAACAACATGCCAGCGCGTGTGTGGAATGCGCTCGCGGCGACCTGGGACGTGCGCATCGACGCTTACCCGGGCCGCAACCTCACGCAGATGACCGCTGAAAGCCCGCTCTGTGCCGACGTCATGGGCGCCAAGGCCGGCGTGCGCAAGGTGGCGCTGGTGTGGGAGACGACCAACACGCTGATGGCCAATACGAACGTGGCCGCGACCCTCGCACTGCTGCAAAGCTACTGCGCCGCTCGCCGGGCCGCGGGCTTCAGCGTCCTGGTGGGCACCTGCTTGAACCGCGGCGATGGCTACGGCGCTTTCAACACCGACCGGCTGGCCGTCAACGCCTCGATCCTCGCCAACTTCTCGAACTACGCCGACGGCGTTGTCGACTTCGCGGCGATCACCGAGCTTCAGACCATCAGCAACGCAACGTATTTCAACGTCGACCAGATTCACCTGACTGACGCCGGCTACCAGAAGGCAGCCGACGCCGTGACCAGCAAAGTGACCGCGCTCGGCTGGTAACTCGCAACCCTTTCCCATCCCAACCTCAAGGAGCTTTCATGCCATTCGGTGCCACCTTCGCAAATGACCTTCTGAAGCTCATCCTTCAGGCGGTTGCCATCGCCAACCTGGGCGACAACGCCGTTTCCAGCCCGCTCACGCTGCTTTATCTCGCGCTGCACACCGCAGACCCGGGCTCGGCCGGCACGCAGACCACGAACGAGATTGCCTACACCGGCTATGCCCGCATTGCGATCGCACGCACTGCTGGCGGCTGGTCTGTGACTGCCAATGCAGCAAGCCCGGCAGCCAATATCGACTTCGGCGAAATGACCGCTGGCGCCGGCGGCACCGTCACCTATGTGTCGGTCGGCATCGCTGGCACGGGATCGACCAAGATCCTCTTGCGCGGCACCCTGACGCCCAACATCGTGGTCGCCAACGGCGTGACCCCGCGCGTCAAGACGACCTCGACCATCACGCTCGTGGTGTAAGCGCACGTGGCGCTCTGGACCCCTGCATCCCTTGGCCTAACAATGGCTTGGGGCGTTGCCGATAACCCCGCAAACACGACGGGCAGCAGCGCCATCACTGTCATCGCAGACAAGTCGGGCGGCGGGTTCACTGCGACACCGCTGGGTTCGTTAGCGAACAACAAAGGCGTGTGGGGCGTGGACACCCTCAACGCGCGCAACCTCATCACAGCCGGCAGTTCGGCCAGTGCGCTATGCGCCTTCACAGTCAGCGGCGGGATAACGCTATCGAACAACACCGGAGGCATGACGCTCTTCAGCCTGCACTCGCTCACTTCGGGCGGCACGCTGATTCACAACGCGAAAAACGCAGACCCGACGCGCACCCGTATTGGGCTTTCCCGCTCGACAACGACGCCCGGCGACCTTGAACTTGGCGTGCGCCGTCTCGACTCCGATAGCTACACCGCAGTCAATGACGGTGTGACCTCATACACCGGCTGGCAATTGGCATGCGGCATCGCCGACTACGCCAACGCCAAGGGCCACACATGGATGAACGGCACCGCGCATGCGGCGAACGTCACCATCAGCGGGCCGGGCAACACGTCGGCGACCGACGCCGGCGCATCCACTCTGTTTTGCTACGACAACAATGGCGCGAGCGACTTGTGCGTAGGCAAGTTCGCCGAGTGGCTCGTCATCCGCGGCACCCTGACCCCATCGCAGCGCCAGCAAGTAGAGGGTTACATGATGTGGGCCTGGGGCTTGCAAGCCTCACTTCCCGCGGGCCATCCGTACCTGAGCGCAGCACCTACCGATGTGAACATCATCGAAGCGGCTGCCGCGATCGACGGCGACGGTGGCTACCTCTGGACCGCCAGCAAAGTCCTCGCGGGCCTCTACGCCGAAACCGACGACGCGGCCAACGCCTATCTGGCTGCGAAGATTTTTGCCGCCGTCTACGCCGACACCGGCAGCGATGTCGAAGCGTGGGGCGCATCGGCCGTCTCGAGCATGTCCGCGACCATCACCGCCGACAGCACGTGGCCCGTCATCGGTGGCGCGATCGGCGCCGGCGTGATGGACGGCACCAGCAGCAACACCAGCCTTTTCGACTCGAACGCGATCGCCAGCAGCGGCGGCGACTTCACGTGCGGCCTGGACGGCACGACCTTGTGGCTGGGCAGCGCGATCGCCGGGATGCTGGGCGACGTGCAGGGTCAGACCGATGACCTCTTCGTTTCTGGCAAGACGGTCGCAGCCGCCTTCAGTGCCGACGACTTGGACGCGCAGGACGTCTTTGTGGCGGGCTTCATCCTGACCTCCATGGCAACGCTGATTGGCGATTGCCTTGTGGAGTGGTCGACCGCGGCCTTCCCGGGCGACCACGGCGCCATCGGCCCCGCAGCCTCGAACCGTCGTATGCAACGCAACCCGACCTCCCGCGTCATGGTGCGCGTGGGGCCAATCCGAAAGATGACCCGATGACCATTCTCGACAAGCAAGAAAAGCAGCCGCGCGAAGTCTTCGACTACGACATTGCGTTCGCCGCACCGGATCTGCCGGCCACCGACAGCGTGGCCAGCGCAGTGGTCACTGTCACCCCCAGCGTGGCGGGCGACCTTACGCTCACCATCGGGGTGATCGACGTGAGCGTGCGCAACCGTGTGAAGGTGTGGATTGGCGCCGGCACCGACGGCCGCAACTACAAGGTGACAGTGCGCACCATGACGACGGGCGGGCGCACCTTCGAGGATGAATTTGTCATGAAGCTCAAGGAGCTTTGAAGTGCTCACGCTTCAGGGCTTTGCCGGCGCCGCGCTCGGCCCCAACCCCAAGCTGCTCGCCGATACGGTGGGCACCAACTCGATCAACCAGAAACCTGGGCGCTCCGACCTGCGCCCGTGGAAGCAGCCGCTGGCGGTGGCCACCATCCCCGCGGGTCGCAAGACGATCTACCGCATGGGTCGCTCTGTCATCAGCGACACGCTCTACTGGCTGTCCTGGGACACCCGCGTGCATCTGGTGCATGGCCTCATCAGTGGCGACGCGACCGAGCGCACCTACTACACCGGCGACGGCGCGCCGAAGCAGACCAACAACACGATCGCGCTGGCCTCGGCGCCTTACCCGACCACGTACCGCGACCTGGGCGTGCCGGTGCCGACGTCGCCCATCACTGTGGTGCCGATCACCGGGGGCACGAGCACCGAGATCCAGATTCGGTACTACACCTACACCTACGTGACGAATCAGGGGGAAGAGAGCGCGCCGGCGCCCGTCAGCGCGCTGACCAGCATGAAGTCGGACCAGACTGCCACGTTGAACAGTTTCGCGCCCCCAGCGGCCGGCTCGCATGGCGTCAACCGCATCCGGGTCTATCGCACCGAATCGGGCCAAGCCGGCGACACCGAGTTTTTCTTCCTGCGCGAAGAGCTTTCGAGCATCACCACCACGACCGATGACCTGCGCGCACTCGGCGAAGTCATGCCGACCGACGGCTGGTTTCCGCCACCGGCGACTCTCTCGTGCCTCACGTCGATGTGGAACGGGATGATCGCGGGCATCAACACCGTGGACGGCGCGGTCCGCTACAGCATCCCGTACAAGCCCTATGCGTGGCCGATCGCCTTCGAGACGTTGCCACCGGACGCCCGCGCCGTCGGCCTGGGCCGCTTCGGTCAGCGCCTCCTGGTGCTCACGACGGGCGACCCGGTGCTGGTGTCGGGCGGTGCGCCGGAAGCACTGGACGAACAGCCTTTGCCGATCGGTCAGTCCTGCGTGTCGGAGCCGAGCATCGTTTCTTTCGGGCATGGCGTGTGCTGGGCGTGCCCCGACGGGCTGGCTTACTTTGGCGAAGGTGGACCCAAGCTCCTGACGACGGGCATCTTCACGCGCGACGATTGGCAGGCCATGGTGCCGGGCTCGATGATCGGAGCCATCTACGAAGGCGCTTACTTCGGCAGCTACACCGTGGGCGGTGTGACGAAGGGCTTCTTCATCGACCCGCTTAACCCGACGGGCCTGTACTTCTTCGACACCGGCTATGCCGCGGCCTACGTCGATGACCTGAACGACATGCTCTACGTCCACGAGGGCGCGAGCGTGAAGAAGTGGGACGCCGGCGCGTCGATGACGACCACGTTCCGCTCCAAGGAGTTTCGCCAGCCGCTGACTACCTTCGCTGCGGGGCGCGTGATTGCGTCCGCTTTCCCGGTGACTGTGATGGTCGACGCGATCAACCTCGAGCCCGCTGTGGTGGCGGCGCGCGTGGCTGCGCGGCCAACGAAGTTCAGCGCGCCCGATGCGACGACGCTGCGGCACACGCGATCGGTTGCCAATCGCAAGCCCTTTCGACTGCCCGGCGATTTCGTGGCGCGCGACTGGGTGCTGTCCGTTGTCACGCAAAACCCCGTCGTGGCCTTCACCATCGCCACATCCATGGCCGAACTGGGCGAAGCATGACCATCGCTCCCTCGAAGCTGATTCGCAAGGCGATCCCGAGCCCGAACGATGCCAACTTCAACGACCGCGTGCGCGAGTCGCTGATGACGTACCTCGGCCAGCAGGGCAGCCGGCTCGACCGCGGCGTGACACTGCGCGACCTGAGCGCAGCAGGCATCAACTTGTCGGCGCGCTTTCTCGCCACCGGCCAGGGCGACCCCTTCGGTGGAGGCCTTGCGCTCGATGGCCCGGGCGGCAGCACAACCGTAATCGGCGGGCCGGGCAGCGTCTACGTCCCCGACCTGACCCCGCCACCGACCCCGACGGGCTTCACCGCAACGGCAGCCATCACCAGCCTGCTTGCCGAGTGCTCGCCGGCCAGTTACACCGTGGGCCACGGGCACTTTGTCAGCCGCCTGTATGGCTCCAAGCCGATCGGCGCCGGCGCTGACCCGACGTTCTCCGATGCCGTGGTGCTGGGCGAATTTGGCGGCACCGTATGGGCCTACGTGAGCGAGCCGGCAACGCGCTGGTTCCTGTGGCTCAAGTGGGTGTCCAAAGACGGCGTGGAAAGCATCAGTCCCGCGGGCGGGTTGCACGGCATTCAGGTCGACACCGGCCAGGACGTGAGCAAGCTGCTCAACGCGATCACGAAGGCCGCTGAAGATCCGACCGCCACCTTCACGAAGCTCGCCATCCGGGCGACCATGTTCTATGTGGTTAGCGATATCCCGGGCGCGACCACTGAAGCCGGCATGTTCAGCGTCATCACGGCGCCCATCACTTCGGGCGGGGTGACAGTGCCTGCGGGCACTTACATCAAAGACGCCTACATCCAGAACGGCACCATCACCAACCTGAAGGTCGCCAACGGCGCGATCGACAACTTGAAGGTGGCAAACGTCAGTGCCTCGAAGCTGACCGCGGGCACCATCAGCGTGGGCGAGTACATCGAAAGCGCCGGCTACCTGGGCGGGCTCTCAGGCTGGAAGATCAACGGGGCTGGTGACGCCGAGCTCAACAACGTGGTGGTGCGCGGCTTCGGATTCTTCGGCGGCGGCTCTGTCGGCGGCATCATCATCGAGGCGACCCGCATCCGCTCGAGCAACTACAGCGGGCCGTTCGGCGGGACCGGCTTCATGCTCGGCGCCGACGGCACGCTGGATATTCCCGACGGCACTATCAATGCCGGCAAGCTGAACATCGGCTTCGGCTTCAACCTGCTCAGTCGTTCGTCCTGGGTGGTGCGCAACGGCGCGGTGCCTGAAGGCTGGACGTATGGTGGCTCGCTGACCTACATGACGACGTTGCAGGTCGACACCGCGAACGATTGGACCCCTAGCGGCAGCAGCGCGCAGGCCATCTACATGGTGCAAACCGGGCGCAATGGCGACACCAACATCGACGGCGCCTATACCGACGTGAGCGGCGGATATTTCCCGTGCGTGGCAGGGCAGCGCTACGAATTCAGTGCCTACCTTGCGGCGCACCGCTGCTCGGTGAAGGTCTACATGGGCTTTCTCAATTCGGCCGGCACTGCGCTCGCCTACTTCTCGACGGCCGATGGCACGCCGGGCGCCACGGGCAATGCGCTGGGCGCTGGTGGCGGCGGCAAGTCGCTGGCGCAATACAACCGCTACGGTGCCTTTGGCATCGCCCCAGCGGGCGCCGCACAGGCCTTCATGATTATTCGCAAGGGCGACACCTACGCCGGTGCGACGGACAGCTATTGCTTCCTGCCGTGCGGCTGCCACGTGGCCGCGGCCGGCAAAGCACAGACGGTGTTCTCGCCCTACAACCCGACGGGCCTCGGGACGCTCATCACGCCTGCGGGCATCGTCACGCCGAGCATCGCGGCACTCAGCGCCAACCTGGGCGCGATCAATGCGGGGCAAGTGACCATCGGGTCCAACGCGGGCGGCGACTGGGGCTACATCCGATCGCCGAACAAGTGGCTCGATGGGAATTGGGGATGGATCATGGCGCAGCACCCGAACGGGGCCATGTTTGTTGACTTCACCATTGGGTCGAGTCGGTTCTACATGTATCACAACCCCGGCGTGTCAGCGACGATGGTTATGGACACGCCGGGCCTGTACTTCGACAGCAACGGCACGCTGCAAGTGCGAGCAGCGAACGTCATCAACACGCTGCAAATCGCGGGCAATGCAGTGACGGTTCCGGGCTACATGGAGGGCGGGGACCAGCGCGGCTTTCCCTCGGCCATCGGGACCGTCTTCAACTTCGACAGCAGCGGCACGCCAATCATCGCCATGATGAATGTGCAAAACCTTGGCTACTCATATTTTTCAGGCGGGCAGGACGGCACATCAGTGACTGCTTACCCGCAATTGCTGCTTCAAATTCAGCGCAGCGATGGCCTGATCGTTTGGCAAGGGGCTACTTTGGGTGGCTCGCTGACCGCCTACTTCGGCGGCGCCGGCAATGCCCACTACACCCTCATCGTGCGAAACCAAGATGGGTCCGGCAACGGCACCATTGCTTTCCGCTCGATGGTCTTACTGACTTGCAAGCGATGAAGCTGTACTTCTTCTACGAACCCAACGGCCGGGTCGAACACACGCAGATGTGCCTGACAGAAGAGAGTGCGCAGAGCATCACGGCATTGACGGGGCTGCCCTATGCGATGCGCGAAGGCGAGCCCGGCATGGGCCTTTGCTACGTGCAGAACGGCGCGGTCATCACTTGTCCACCGCAGCCGAGCCCGGTGCATGTCTTCGACTACGGTATGCGCGACTGGAACGACCCGCGGGCCTTGGACGAACTGCGCGCGTCTGCATGGGATCGCATCAAGCGTGCTCGCGCCGAAGCCTTCGCTGCGGGCGTGGAAGTGCCCGGGCTTGGCCGCTTCGATACCAACGCGACCGCCAACATCAACGTCACGGCGGTGTTCGCAACGCTGCCCTACCAGCCTCCGAACTGGGTCATTGCATGGACGCGCTTTGACGACACCGTAGCAACGCTGGATCTCGTCAGCTTTCCGCGCATGGCCATGGCCGTGCTGTCGCATGCGAGCGGTGTTCACGAGCGCGGCCGCGCCCGGCGCGGTGCCATCGAGCAGGCCTTCGACGCGGCTGCGCTGGACCTCATCGTGTGGTGATCCGACCCCCCTTGAATTAGGTGTTTGCGCCGCCTACCCTCGTGAAGCCCGAAGCAATGGGCATCACACAAAGGGCAATACGTGCGGGAAAAACTGGCTGTTGCTCTTGCGCGGCATATCGGTGAACTGCTGACTCCTGAACTCGCCCGGGAAATCGGCCGCGAAGCCGTGACCTTGTACGACATGAGCATCGACCCGTGGCAGTTCGCGCCCGAGCGCCAGGGCATGTACGTGTTCCAGTGCGAGCGCCTGATGGACGGTGGGCAAGACCTGCGCCAGCAGCGCAGCAACTACCTCTATGAGACAGGCGACGGCGCTCCTATCCGCACCGACTGGGCACGCCTCATCCGTCAGTCGCGCGAAGGCACTCAAGTGATCTTCACTGCACGCGACGAAGCGACCAATCTGCTCGGCAGCGTGTGGCTTCTGATCGGCGAGGACTGCGACACGCGGCGCAAGTCTGTCACTGACGATATTTTGTATATAGAGCCCACTCATAGAGTGGGTATGCTCGGCTTGAATCTGGTGAAGTACGCCGAGCGTTGCATCTTCGCGCTGGGCGTGCGCGAAGCGACATTCCACTTCCGGCTTGAGAACGGCGCCGACCGCATGGCGCGCTTCCTTGGGTATCGGGCTATTTCAACGAGGGTCAAGAAGTCCCACAACGGCGACTCGTTCGCCGACGTGCCTACGCGGCACACGGGAGACTTCAATGGATCTGTTGCGTGAGAAGCAGCGCGCTCAAGGCGCGCATCGGGTTATGGGTGGTGGCGGTAGCGGTGGCGCTTCGCAGGCGGCATCGAACTACACGGCATACCGTCAGGCCGAATTGAGCCAGCAGCAACTCGACTGGGCCAAGGACGTTTATGCGGCCGAGGCGCCCGACCGCGCCGAAGCGCAGCGCCTGGGCACCGAAGTCACCGAAGCGTCGCTCGCGCAAATGCGCCAGCAGCAGGAGATTACCCAGCGCGCCAGTGACGACTACAACACGAAGTTTCGCCCGCTCGAATCGAAGATCGTTGACGACGCGAGCAACTACGACACGGCCGAGCGCCGCCAGTCTGAATCGAACGCGGCAGTCTCCGACGTTGAAAAGCAGATCGCCGCGCAGCGTGGCTCGACCATGCGGGAAATGGAGCGCGCTGGCGTCAACCCCGCCAGCGGGAAGACCATGGCTGTGCAGGCGTCGATGGACGTGAGCGCAGCCAAGGCTAAGGCCGGCGCTGGCAACGCTGCCAGCAAGGCCGTGGAGACGATCGGCTACGCGCGCCGCATGGACGCCGCGAACCTAGGCCGCAACATCGCATCGAGCCAAGGCACCAGCGCCGCGCTGGGCTTGCAGGCGGGGGCAGCCACCAACGCATCGTCGGCCGCTGGCATCGCCGCGGGCCAGTCGGGCAACCAAGTCATGCAACAGGGATTCGCCGGCGCGCAGCAGGGCCTTGCGGGCGCTGCAAACAGCTACGGCGGCATCAATTCCGCCAACTCTTCGGCAGCCGCCGCCAAGTCGGCCAACACCGGCGCGGCCGTCGGCGCAGTCGCCACCGTGGCCGCGGCAGCCATCATCGTATGAACCTCATTGACCAAGCTGCCGTCGATAGCGAAACCGAAGCCGCGCTCGCGCGTGGAGTGCGTGTGTTCAACGGCGCGCTTTTCGGCGCCGACGAACGCGAGCACGTGGCGGTGTTGCTGGCCGCGCTCATTCCTCCGCAAGACGCGATGGTGCTGGACGCCGGCTGCGGTGTCGGCGAAATGGCGAAGCTCATGCGTGAGTCGCGCCCGGACCTGCAATTCCTTCTGGTCAACACCAGCGCGGTGCAGCTCGAGCACTGCCCAATCGACTGCGACCGCTTGCTGGCCGACTTCCATGCGATGCCGCTGCCCGCGCACGTGGCCGACTGCGTGGTCTTCAGCTACGCCATCTGTCAGTCGGGCGACTGGCCCAAGGCACTGGCTGAAGCCTTCCGCGTGCTGAAGCCGGGCGGGATTTTGCTCATCAACGACATGGCCCGCCTCAGTGGCGACAACGACGAGTTTGAAGCGGCGCTTGGCGGGCGCGTGCATGCACCCGAGACGATCGAAGCCTGGGCGAAACAGGCCGGTTTCATCCTCGACGCGGCCGTGGCGCCTGACGTGGGCGTGGAGCGCCTGCGCGACCTGCTCGACAACGACCCGATGGCCGACCGCTTGCTTAACGGCGTAGTGCCGACCATCTGGCGCTTCATGTCGCTGCCCGAGGGCACGTTGCGCACGCTGCACCGGCATGCGGGCAACGTCGGTTTCCAGTTCAGCGGTGGGCGTGACTCGACCGCGGCGCTTTACCTGATGCGCCCCTACTGGGCTTTCATGCGGATCTACCACGTGGACACCGGCGACCACTTCCCCGAGACGATTGCAGTCGTGGAAGAAGTGGAGCGCGAATTAAACGCCGCGGGTTTGCCGTTGCACCGTGTCTTCACCAACGTACCGGCTGCGCGTGAGGTGCAGGGCATGCCCACCGATCTGGTGCCGGCTGCCAACACGCCCGTGGGCCGCATGTTGTCCGGGCTAACCGTGCGCCTGCAAGGCCGCTTCGATTGCTGCGGCACCAACCTGATGCTCCCGCTTCACGCACGCATGAAGGCCGACGGCATCACGCTGCTTGTCCGGGGCCAACGCACCGACGAATACGCACAGACGCCGCTGCGCAGTGGCGACGTGGCAGATGGCTTCGAGGTGCTCTATCCGATCGAGGACTGGACCGCCGCCGACGTCATGACCTACCTCGAGTCGCACGTGCTGCCCATCGCGCACAGCTTCTACGACAGCGGCATGACGCACGGCAGCGACTGCATGGGTTGCACCGGCTGGTGGGACGAGGGCCGCGCGGCCTTCCTCCAAGCCAAGCACCCCGAAACATACGAGAAATTTCTTCAACAGATGGCCGTGATCCAGACCGAAGTTACCCGGTCGATCGTGTGGCTCAAGAACGAAACGGGAGCTTGATATGGGCGCAGGTTGGGGATTTGCACTGGCCGCTGGTGTCGACGGCTGGATGAAGGGCTCGCGCTTGGCGCGCGAGAACGACGAGTACGAAACCGAGAAGGCCTACAAGGACGAGAAGCGGGCGCGCGAGCGCAAGGACAACGCTGAAGCCGACTCGCTGAAGGCCGATTTGAAGCAGGCCAGCCGCGACGTGGAAGTAGACCAAGGCGCCAACGGCAAGATCATTCCGCAGACGATGGACAACCGCGACGTGGGCTCGCCCGAGAACGCGGCGCTGCCCAATGGTGGGTTGCAGGATGCAGGCTTCGCAGTGGCCGGCAAGCCCTACGTCGACCAAGCCAGCGCCACGGCTGCCGCTGGTGTTCAGAACGCGCCCGAGGCCGTCAACGCCCGGTTGGCCAAGACCTACCGCGCGCATGGCGACGTCGAAAAGTCGATGGCGATCGAGCAGAGCGGCCGTGCTGCCGAACTGTCCAAGATCCAGCTTGGGGACATGCAATGGAAGCGTGGCCTGGGCGTAGCGATGCGCAGTGGCCACGAGGGCATTGCGAACTTCGTGTCCCAGTCGGAAGCCGGGCCCATGAAGGGCATGAAGGTACAGGCGGTGCCGAGCGCTGACGGCAAGACCGTCACCTACTCGTCCATCGGCCCCAACGGCGCGCTGGTGCCGGTGCCAGGCATCGGCGCCTTCACCAACGACCAGAAGGGCGTCACGCAGGCCGCGTGGATGCTCGACCAGAGCATTGACCCAGCCGCGCGCATGGCGCACACGGACGCAGAGACGGCGCGCGACCTCGCGCAGAAGAATCACCAGCAGAGCCACGACACGCAGGTTGAGCAATTCGGCCAGAGTCACGCCCTTGCGCAGACCGCTTCGACGCGCGCCGGCCTGCAAGCCGACCAGACGCTTGCCAAAGGCGCCTTAGAGCTCAAAGACCTCGAGCGCAACTCCAAAATCCCGCCTGCCATCAAGACGGCCGTGGCCGGCTTGCAGGAAGAAGCCAAGCAGATCAACGGCATCATTTACAAGGCGCAAGCCGATGGTTCGTGGGATGCGACGACCCCGGGTGCGAAGAACCTGATGGAACGCCAAGCCATCATCAACGGGCAGATCGGCAAGCACCTTGCGCCTTACTCGCACCAGGACGGCGCGGCACCGGACCCACTGGGCATTCGCAAGCCAGTCCCGGCAGCCGCAGCCGCACCGCAAGGGCGCAGCGCCGGTGGAAGCGGACGCCGCGCCAGCGGTGCCGACCTGAGCACCATCAACGGCGCGCTCGACGCCGAGAAGGTCGACGGCCGCGCCGCTGACTTCGTGCGCAGCATCTACACGCAGGAGTCGGGCGACGGCACCAACACCACGACCTCGAACCGCGGCGCCGTGGGCGGCATGCAGATCATCCCGGGCACCTTCAAGGGCGTGGCCGACAAAGACTGGGATATCAACAACAAGGACCACAACGCCCGCGCCGGTGTTCGCTACGCGAAGGAAGCGTGGGACAAGTCCGGTGGCGATCCGGTGCTGGCCGGCGCCTATTACTACGGTGGTCCGAACGGCATGGCGAAAGCTGCGAAGGGCGTTCAGACCTATGACAGCAAGAACCCGGGGAACCCGGGGACCATCGACTACGGCAAGCAGGTCGCCGCGCGCATGGCATCACGCGCTACCGACGCGCCGCCGATCGCGGGCAGCACACCGGCCATGGCTTCGCGCCAGGGCGCGATCACGAACCCCAACAAGAACTTCGGCCCGACCAAGGCAGCCGGCATGACGACGCAGGGGAACATCGACCTCAACGCCCGGCCTGTGGCGCAGAACAAGGACGGCAGCGTCAGCACCGTGCGCTCCATCAGCGTGGAATATGACGGTAAAGAAGTGCTCATCCCGACGGTCAGCCAGGACGGCCAAGTGCTAACTGATGACGAGGCGGTAGCGCTCTACAAGCGTACCGGCTTGCACCTGGGCAAGTTCGATTCGCCCGAGGCGGCAACCCGCTACGCGCAGAGCTTGCACAAGGACCAAGAGAAGCAATACGCCGACAAGGAGCCCGACCCGATGACCGCGCTCTACAAAAAGCAGGTCGGCGAAATGAACCACGGCACGCGCGACAGCCTGAGCGCCGACGTTGCTTCGTGGAAGGCGCGCACTGACGACCTGACCGCGAAAGGCGACACGCAGAAGTTCAACGCCGCGCAGGCCTCCTATCTCCAATCCGAAAAACTCAAAGCACAGCGCGACTCCAAGACCATCGTGGCTTCGGGCCGCTAACCAGTCATCCCAATGAACATCACCGAAGTCCGCGCACAGAACCCCGAATGGAAGAACCTCGATGACCAGCAGGTCGTCAACGTTGTCCATCAGGTCTATTACCCCGACATGGAGAAGGCCGAGATTGCCAAGGCGCTCGGTGTCAAGGACGCGGTGCCGCCACCGGCAGAACGCTCGTGGTCGCGTGTCGCGGGCGACGTGGGTATCTCGGCACTCAAGGGCGCGATCGGCGTGCCTGAAGCTGCGGTGGGCTTGCTTGATATCCCGACCATGGGCTATGCAGGCAAGGCAGCCGAGGCTGTGGGCTTCCGGCCCAAAGACGCCAAGGGGATGCTCGACGACCTCTACTCCGACAAGCAGAAGGCAGCCTTCAAGGAAGTGAACGACGCCGAGGGCTTCGGCAACACCGCCATGGCCGCGCTGCGCAATCCTTCGGTGATCGGTCACAGCGTTGTCGAATCCCTCCCCAGCATGGCCGCTGGTGGCGTGGTCGGCCGCGGCGTCATGGCCGGCGCTCCGAAGCTGGCCGGCATGGTTGCTGGTGGCGTGGGCAAGGCCGAACAGGCAGCGATCGCCGCAGGCCCGATGGCCGGACGCGAAGCCGCCATGGCTGGCGCACGCAGCACCGCAGCCGCCACTGGCGCGGCGGGTATCGGCGAGGGTGTTGTGGGCGCAGGCTCGCAGGCCGAGCAGATCCGCCAGGAGACACCCGACGGTTTGCTGACGCTCGGACAGGGCGCCGCTGCGGTCGCTACCGGCGTGGCAACGACCGCATTCGGCGTGCTCGGCGCCAAGGTGGCCAAGTCGCTCGGCATCCATGACGTCGACACGATGCTCATCGGCGCAACGCAGAGCCCGGTGAAAGCCAAAGGCATCGTCAAGCGTGTGCTCGAAGGCATGGCGTCTGAAGGCATCCTCGAGGAACTTCCTCAGTCGATCAGCGAACAGGTCTTGCAGAATCTGGCGCTCGGCAAGCCGCTCGAGCAGGGCGTCGACCATGCTGCCGTGCTCGGCCTGCTCGCCGGTGCTGCCATGGGCGGCGGTGCCAACGTCATGAGCGGTGGACACGCCGCACCGGCAGCAGCTGCAACGCCGCCCGCCGCCGTCCCCCCCGTGCCCGCTGCCCCGCTGGGCCTGCCATCGCCGACCATCGAAGTGGGTCCGGACGGCATGGCGACCACCGCGGGAGATCGCAACGCCTCGATGGCCGCTTCGCAAGGCCGCGAAGGTCAAATCTTCCAGAAGGGCGCGACCGTCGACGGTCTGCCTGTCCTGCCCCAGCAACCCCGCGGCGCACTGGCCCGCGCAGCCGCCACCGCCACCGGCCAAGTCACCGATGTGCAGATCAAGCCGACCGGCCCACTCGCCACTGCTTCGGCAGCCATCAACCCGACCACCACCAATGAACCTGCGATCAATGAAGCGCCGAGCGATGCAGGCGTGCCCCCTGCCACGGCGATCACTGGCCCGAGCACTCTTCCGGGCGATCAAAGCCAGCCCGGTGTCCCGCTGGCGCCGCCTACTCTCCCTGCGCCTGTAGCCGACCTCACGCACGGCGATGCAAGCCAGTCCGACCAGGACGCCTACGACAACGCGATGGACGCGCACGAGCAGTCGCTGTCGTTCCAGATTGCCGACCCCCTCGAGGCCGAGGCCGCACCCGAAGCCGGTGCAGCGCACCAGTCGACGGACATTCTGAACAGCAAGGGCAAGCCTTTCACCATCAAGCTGGCCGCGACGAAAGCGGCAGCCAATGCCGGTCCCGGCCATGAAGTCGTCGCAGTCGAAGGCGGCTTCGCCGTCCGCAACACCGGAGAAACCAATGCCCAAGATCAAGTACCAGACGCAGGCCAGCGACCGAGCGGCGCTCCTGCAATTCCTGAAGTTGCCACCGCCAAAGCCGCCGACCGCAAAGGCACTGTGGGAAGCGGGAGCGGTGTTGCAGGGGCTCGATCGGGCGTGGATGCCGATACCAAAGCGCCACTGAAGAGCGAGCAGTACGGCAGCTACGCCAAGTGGATCAACGACGGCAAGGCCGTTCCGATCGGCATGCAGCAGCAGATACAGAAGGACACGCGGCTCGAAGATGGCGAAGCGGCTGAATTGCTTTCAATGGCCGGCAAACAGGAAGAGCGCACCGCGCACGACGCATCGCACTTCGGTAGCGCCGAGCCGAAAGAAACGCTCGAGCTACCCGACCCGAAGCGCCCGAAGGGCAGCCCATTCGCAACCATCAAGGTCCACGAGCACGAAGGGCGTTTCTCTGCTGGCCATGGCTTCAACACGATGACCGAGGGCCATAGCTCGCCGGCTACGAAGACGCCCGGCCGCATGTACGCGACCCGCGACGAGGCCGTAGCTGCCGCCGCCGATTTCATCCGCCAGGGTGCGGAGAAGGCCAAGGCCCGCCACACGTCCACGCCCGCCGACAAGGCCATCGCCAACAAGGTGCTCGCATGGCTCGACACCGTGGCGCCGAAGGCATCTGTCAAGGAATCCTTGACGGTTGCCGCACCGGCGCATGACATAGACGCCTATCTCGACAAGCAAATCCCGAAGGTGCTTGGCATGTTCCAAGGCCGTTTGACCCACAACCGGCTCATGGGCAACCTGGGCGACCCGCAGAACAAAGGCTACGAACTACCGGACCCCATCAAGCAAGCCGCCATCGACCGCCTGCTGGAAGCGGGCACCATCGTCAAGGACGGACAAGGCTACAAACTGCCGACGGCCGCTGCGCCCGCAGTAGTCAAGGAAACCTTGACCACTTCGCCGGCTGGCGCGCGCGCCGGCGTCAAGACCCGCGTGAGGAACGACGACAGCCCCGAGGCCCACTGGACGCGCAGCAACAAGTCCGCGCGCTTGGAGCTTCTAAATTCACTCGGCCTGGGCAAGCTGCGCATGGACCTGATATCGACCAAATCTTGGGCCGACCTGGGCGACGTTGTGAAGGCCAAGCTGGTGAAGCAGTTCGCTGCCGACACCGCGCCCGTGTCGAAGGTACCGCCGAAGGCCGCTGGCCCGCGTGCGCGGAAGATCACCGCAGGCGATCGCGCTCGAGCCCGTGCATGGATAGACAACCCCATGGGCGCCTTTCTCGGCCTGTACGGCATCAACCTGTCGCTGGTGAAGCAGTGGGCACCGGGCATCGTTGAGCAGCGCAAGGCCATGGTGCAGGGCTACCCGACCATCTTCCGCAAAACCGGCCTCAATCTGGACATGCTGGCGCAGGCTGCCGTGTCCGACGGCTTCCTGACCGAGCCCGATGTGCCGGCGCTCGAAGCTCTCATCGACAAGTGGTTCCGCAAGGAGCGCGTCATTCCCCAATTCGCCGAGGGCGTGGGCGAAGACGAAATGGCGAACCGCCTTGCCGCCGCCCGCGAAGCAGAAGAAGATGCCGCCCTTGCGCTCGACGCACTGGCGCCCGAAACGCGCGCTGAACTGGAACAGGACAGCGATATTCCATGGCTCGACGCGGTAAGCAACGCGACGACCGAACAGATGCTGCGCGCCATGGGTGCCAGCGAACAGGAGATTCAAGATGCCCTTGCCGCAGAAGCCGAAGGAACGAAAAGCCGCAATCCGGGCGCTGGTCAAATTAAGCAAGGTGACGCCGGCGCGGCGCCTGCAAATGCTTCGGGAAGCGATCGAACGCAACGAAGCACCGGGACCGATACCGTCGCTGACAGCGCCGGCGCCGGGCTATCCAGCCCTAGTCCCGCAGAAGTAAGCGCCAAGCAGGAGCGCGAAGCCGCGGGCATCAAAGCCGCGGCCGACGCCAAGAAAGCCACTGCCGACAAGCTGGACGCTGACGCGGCCGTCGGCGACTTCACCCTCACTGGGAGCGACCCCGCCGCCGATGTGGGCGCATCGCAGGGCCAGGGCGGGATCTTCGATGAACCCGCCGCCCCTGCACCGTCTCACGGTGCAGGCAATACGATCTTCACGGCCGACATGGCAGCCGCTGCGCGCGCTCGCATGAAGGCCAAGCTGGGGCGCCTCAATTCCGGTATCGACCCGGAGTTGCTGCAAGACGGCATCACCCTCGCCGGGTATCACATCGAGGCCGGCGCGCGCACCTTCGGCGCATTCGTCAAGGCCATGGTGGGGGACATGGGCGACGGCATCAAGCCGTACCTGCAAAGCTTCTACATGGCGCTCAAGCACGACGCCCGGGCGGTGTCGTTCAAGAAGGAAATGAGCACCGAGGCCGAAGTCGATGGCTTCGACATGAAGGCCAAGGCCGAGGCGGCGGCGGTTCCCGTGGCTCCCGCGGCTTCTAATCAAACCCTGTCGGGGCACTTGTACGACGCGATCAAAGCGGGCGGCATGCCCAAGGACAACATTGCGCTGAAGAAAGTGGTGGAGGCCTTCGACAAGGCGCCCGCCACGCCGGCGCGCATGAAGCAGGCGCAGGAGGCATTGGAAGCAGCCATCGCCACAACCGCGCGAGCCATCGCTGCGAAGAATGAAGGCCCGGCCAGCACGTTTGCAAGCCTGCTGCGGATCTACAAGTCGCAGCCGCTGCTGAACGTGCGCACCAGCACCAGCGTGGCGAATCAGGCGTACAGCACGCCGGCGCCGCTCGCCTTCCTCGCCTCTGAACTGGCGGGCATCAAGAAGGGCGACAGCGTGCTCGAACCGACTGGCGGCACCGGCATGCTGCTGATGCGCGCGTCGATCGGCCGCGCAGTGGTCAACGAACTGGATCCAGCCCGTCAGGCGCTTCTGTCCGACCAAGGCTTCGATGTGACGGGGCGCGATGCGGTCGACGGGTTCCCCGGCGTCAAGGTGCAGCGCGTCATCACCAATCCGCCCTTCGGCAGCATCAAGGGCGCCGAAGGCAAGCCGATCAAGGTCAAGGTCGATGGCTACAACATCGGCCAGATCGACCACCTGATTGCAGCCCGGGCGCTCGCCGCCATGGACGACGACGGCCGCGCTGTGCTCATCCTGGGCGCCAACAAGATCACGGGTCAGATGTCGAACGACGATCTGATCTTTCACAATTGGCTCTACTCGCACTACAACGTGACGGGCCAGTTCGAAGTAGAAGGGGATCTCTACACCCGGCAAGGCGCAAGCTGGCCGGTGCGGGTCATCATCATCAATGGCCGGGCAGCATCGACGCGCACGGCACCGATCGCTGGCACCATCGAGCGCGCCGACACCTGGGAGAAGGTCTATGAGCAATACACAAAGTTTCTGGCAGCCGCAGGGCAAGAGCCTGTCCGAGTCGCAAGCGGCAGCACTGGCCGTGCCAGCGCAGTCGAAGCCGGCGCCAAGCCTGTACCGGCGCCTGCTGTCGCTGCACCTTCAGGGAATGATCGACGCGGACCCGCAGGAGGCACGGTCGGCGCTGGAAATGTCGCAGGAGGAAGCACCAAACCTGTGGCAGATAGCGGAGGACGTACCGGAGTCCCAGTGGGGGGAAGCGCTGACGAACAGCGACTCGGCGCAGAGCCTATTGGCGCAAATCGAGTGGAGCCAGTCGGGAAGCCTGACCGACCAGCCGGAAACAAGCCTGCGGGAACTGCTGGAACTGCTGCCCTAAGCACGGCCGAAAACCAGTTTCAAGCCACCTACGTGGCGCGCAGCGCGCGCAAAGACGAAGGCGTGCTTATCCCGGTGAACATGCGCGACCCGATGCAGGACGCGCTTTCCCGCCTCGAGGATGCCGTCGGCGACATTGACGACTACGCCGCACGCGAGCTTGGCTACAAGAGCACCGACGAACTGCATCAGGCCTTCATGGGCCTTCAGGTCGACAGCGTTGCCAGCGCCATCTACCAGATGGACAAGGGGAAGGCGGTCATCATTGCCGACCAGACCGGCATCGGCAAAGGCCGGCAGGCCGCGGGCATCATCCGCTGGGCGCTGAAGAAGGGCTACACGCCCGTTTTCGTGAGCGTGAAGCCATCGCTCTTCACCGACATGCACGGCGACCTCGCCGACATCGGCAGCCACGATATCGCCCCGTTCATCCTCAACAGCGATGCGTCGATCGCCGGCGCCAGTGGCGAGAAACTGTTCGCCAACAAACCCACAGGCCACAAGAAACGACTCGAGCTGATCCGCGATGGCCACGGGTTGCCGAACGGCGCCAACGCCGTCTTCATGACCTACTCGCAGATCAACGTGGAGAACACCCAGCGCGGCGCCCTGACCGCGATTGCACCCAATGCAGTGTTCATCCTGGACGAGAGCCACAACGCCGGTGGAGAGTCGAACACCGGCAACTTCATGCGCGGCCTGCTGGATCTCGCCAAGGGCGTGACCTACCTGAGCGCCACCTACGCCAAGCGCCCCGACAACATGCCGCTCTATTTCAAGACGGACATGGGGCAGGCAGCTTCCGACGACAACGGGCTCATGAACGCGATGGCCGCGGGCGGCTTGCCGCTGCAAACGGTCGTCTCCAACAATCTGGTGAAGGCCGGGCAGATGTTCCGGCGCGAGCGCAGCTACGACGGCGTGAGCATCGCCAGCGTGACCGACACCGCGAACAAGGCGCACCACGAGGAAATGAGCGACCGCACGACGCAGGCTCTGCGCGCGATCGTCACCGCCGACCGCCTGTTCCACTCCGTCTTCGTCAAGGCGATGAAGGAGCAGCTGGCGGCAGAGGGCGCCCGCGTGCTCGACAACGCGGGCAATCAGGCCGAGGCCAGCGTCGACCACACCGAGTTTTCGAGCGTGGTACATAACTTCGTGAAGCAGATGCTGCTGGGCATGAAGGCGCAGGCCGCGGCCGAGAGTGCCATCGAGCAACTAAAGGCCGGCAAGAAGCCGATCATTGCCGTGGAGAACACCATGGGCTCATTCCTCAATGAGTACGCCGACGCCAACGGCATCGCGCTCGGCGGCACCCTGGGCGACTTCGACTACCGCACCGTGCTGTCCCGCGCACTGGCCCGGACGCTCTTCATCACCGAGCAGAACGCACAAGGCGACAAGGTGAAGCGCCTCATTCCGCGCTCGCAACTCGACGGCCTGACCGCCAAGGCCTACAACGACGCCGAGGCGATCATTGACGCGCTCGACCTCGATATCCCTGTCTCGCCGATCGACCACATGCGGCAGGCCCTCACCGCCGCTGGCTACACGGTCGCGGAAATCACGGGCCGCAATCGCAGCGTCGATTACTCAAACGGCGCCGCGCCGGTGCTGTCGCAAGTTGACCCGCTGGAACAGAAAGACAAAGTGCGAACGACGCGGCTTTTCAACAGCGGAAAGCTCGACGCGCTCATCCTGAACGTGGCCGGCTCGACGGGCATCAGCCTGCACGCCAGCGAGAAATTCACCGACCAGCGCCCCCGCTTCATGATCGTGGCGCAGCCTGCGGGTGATATCAACATCGTCATGCAGATGCTCGGCCGCATCCACCGCACGGGTCAGGTCGCTCTGCCGGCCTACTCCCTGCTTAGTGCCGACCTGCCGACGGAAAAGCGCCCTACGGCCCTGCTGTCAAAAAAGATGAAGGGGCTCAACGCCAACACCTCGAGCAACACCGAGTCGGCGACGTCGATCAAGTCGGCCGACATGCTCAACAAATATGGCGACCAGATCGTCGGGCAGTACCTCGCCGAGAACATCATGCTGTCAATGGAACTGGGCATCAACGGCCCTATGACCGACAGCGGCCCGATGGAGGACGTCGCACGCAAGGCCACTGGCCGCCTGGCGCTCCAACCCATCAAGGTGCAAACGGCCTTCTATGAGGAAGTCGAAACCCAGTACCTCGCGCTGATCGACTACCTCAACAAGACCAACCAGAACGACCTCGAGCCGCGCACCTTCGACTTCGACGCCAAGGAAGTGAAAACGCAAGTCTTGTTCGCCGGTGAGGACCACACGACGCCCTTCGGCGAAGACGCAATCTACGGGGAGTACTCCATCAAGGCTCAGGGCAAGCCGATGACGCCAGTGCAGATCACCGAGGCGATAGACGAACACCTCGAGGGCAAGACCGGCAAGGCGCACGCCGCCGCAATGCTGGCTCGTGCGCAAGAGCAGTTCCAGGCTTGGCTGCCATCGGTGCCCGAGGACCAACGCTCGCTCGTGATGACCTCGCGCGACAACACCGCGTCCTTCATCGCAGAACACGCCATCGGCGAGAAATTCCGCGTCGATATCAACGGCGACAGCTTCAACGCCGTGGTCACGAACCTGCGCACTACGCACAAGACCACGGGCAACCCGTTCGCCATGAGCAAGATTCAGGTGACGATCGCTGTGAACGGTGCGCTGCGCAGCGTGACGGTGCCGGCCTCGCAGTTCGCCACCATCCAGGTGTCGAACATCCAGCGCGGCTTCACGATCGAGCAGTTGTTCAAGGAAGGCCCGGCCGACCAGCGCGAAGTCGCCAAGATCGTGACCGGCAACCTGCTGGCCGCGTATGGCGAGATTGACGGCGCCCGCGGCACCATCATCAGCTTCACGAAGGCCGACGGCACGACAGAGCAGGGCATCCTGCTGCCCAAGACGTTCACCTTCGAGGCCAACACCAAGGGCGACCACCGGCTTGCAACGCCGGCCGAGGCCGTGGCGTTCCTGCACCGGTCGACGCACAAGGATATTGAGCGGTTTGGCATCACGACCCGCGATCAAGTGGTGCGCGTGACCCCGTTCGGAGGTAGCGGCATCACCATCAGCGTGCCGAAGAGCAAGCTGAAGGGGGGCAAGTATTTCCTCGACCAGCCGCTCATCGCCGCAATCGGTGACGACTTCGTGACGTCCGGGGGCCAGATGAAGGCAACCACCTTGGACGGCGCCGAGGCGAAAGCCGCCCTCGAGGTGCTGATGAAGAAGGGCGCGCTCTACGCCTTGCCCTCGATGTCAGAGGAAGCCAAGCAGATCACCGATGCGATGAAGCCCGTGCCTACCGCACCGGCTGCCAATCGGCCCGCCATGGGAAATGACGCAGTTGCAGAGGCCAAGTCCACCGGGTACGATTCAAGCGATGACTTCAACGCACCGCCCGGCCAACCTGACGACGGCACCGCAAGCGACTTTGCGGCAGCCGATTCTTCCGCCGCACCATCTGTGCGGGGGTCTGGTGGCGCCGTACAACGTAGAGCAGTCGTCACTGCATTGGGAATCGCCGATCGCATCGAGCGTGCTGGAAGTCAAGCACTCATCGGGCAAACAGTCCAAAGTGCCGACGACCTAGCCGCGCTCGCGCAGGTCTACCGCGATCCGCGGTACGAAACCACCCGCCTGTTTTTTGTCAAAGACGGCACCATCGTTCACTCGACTGGTGTGTCGGCCCGCATGCCGGGTTACACGCCACTGGTGCCGCAGGGCTGGGACTACGACGGCTACATGAACCTGCTCAACGAGCAGATGATGGCGACCGGCGCAGACAGCTACTACCTCCTTCACAACCACCCGACGGGCGATCCGACGGCGAGTGACCCCGACTTGCGCGTGACCGAGAACCTTGCCCGTGATGTGCCCGGCATGCTTGCCCACGTCATCATCAACAGCAACAAGTATTCGGTCATCAATCTGCGCCGTAACGGCTCGGCGAAGTCCGAGGTCAAGATGCACGAATTGGGCCCGGACCAACTGCTGCAAGCGAGTAAGCCGGCTGCTGTGCTCGGCGTCAAGCTGCTCGGAACGCTCGACCTCGCAGTGGCAGCCAAGTCGATGCAAAAGCCGGGATGGATCACGCTGGTCGGCACCGATTCGGGCGGCGCGGTGCGCGTGCTTTCGGAAGCGCCGTCGTCGATCCTGGGGCGCAGCTACCCGTATTTGGCGGGCACCGTGCGGCGCTTGATACGCAACTCAGGTTCCGAAAAGGTGTTCGCCGTCGGCTCGAATGCCGACATGAATTCGGCACCCATCGTCGCTGCCATCAAGGCAGGGATACTGACCGACGCGCAACCAGCGGTCGGCGAGTCGCTGCGCAAATCCGGCGTGGTGGGCGGCACCGCTCCCCGCGTGAAGGGGCGCTATCTCGCGGAAGAAAGCGCACCGTATGCAGTCGACGGTGTGAACGACACCCGCGACTATCGAGCGAAAGCATCCGACCTCGCCAATGACCTGTTCAAGTCGCCGGGCGTGGTTTCGTGGTGGCACAAGTCGGTCGGCACCATGCACGACCTCGCGCAGCGCCAACCCGCTTTCAGGCGCGTCTACGACGGCGTGCAGACCTTCCTGCAAGACGTCAGCTACTACGCCACCCAAGCGGCGGATCTCGCGCCGAGCATCCTGCCGAAGCTCGACAGCCTGCGCGACCTGAAGAAGTCGGCGCTGTCGCACGCCGACGTCAAGGGCATGAGTCGCGCGGTGTTCGAGGGCACGCTGACCTACACCCGCGACGGAGCGGGAAAGCTGGTGAAGCACGCCGACCTCGAGGCGCAGTACGCCAAGCTGTCGACGGACGAGAAAGGCCAGATGTTGCTGCGCAAGAACATCATCAGCGCGGCCGAACTGAAGACGTGGAAGGCCAGCCAGATCGGCACCTACGAAGGCGCCATCAACAACCGTTTCGACGCCGAGTTTCTGAAAGAGGGCGCGGTGTTCACCGACGCCGAACTGGTCAAGGAATTTGGCTCAACCCCGCGGCACATCGCCCTCTACCGTGAGTTTCATGCTGCCAGCACGAAGTCGCTCAATCAGATGGGCATTGCGGAAATGATTCGCTTCGGTGGCAAGCGCCTGACCCCGGCCATCCGTGAGCAGGCACTGAACGCCGGCAGCGCACGCGCCGCGGGCATCCTGCTGCGCGACTTCCTCAACGGCTTGGCCGAGGGACACCAGCCCGCCGCCACGATGACCGACAAGCTGAAGGGCGAGATTCGCGCCGAAGCCGCGGCCATGATGGTCAAGGCCGACGCGATTGCCGCCGACACGACGCCACAAGAAGACACGCAGAAGATGACCGACCTGAAGGCCGAGTGGAAGCGCCTGTCCGACGAGGCGCGTGAACTGGGACTGGCTGGCGCCACCACCGCGGCCGATCGCCTGATGAAGCAGGCAAGGCAGGCGCAGGACGGCATGGCCGAAATCACACAGGCCTTCAACAGCCAACGCGCCGGCCGCGCGGCTGCACTGCGCATCAAGGCGAAGACTCGGCTCGCACTGGCGCTCGACCCGGCCCGTGTGCCGCATCCTGAGTCGGCCGACATGCTGGACACCGCCAACTCCATGATCGAGAAGAGCGACAAGATCCAGTCGCTCATCGACCGGGGCTATGCGCCGCTGTCGCGTTACGGGCAATACACGCTCGATATCGTGGACGCCGCGGGCAATCGGCTCTTCTTCGGCATGTACGAGGGCAAGACCGAGCGCGGCGCCAAGGTGCGGGAAATGCGCAAGCTCTACCCGCAAGGCAAGTTCACCATGGGGACCAACAGCGAGCAGAGTTACAAGCTCTTCAACGGCATCACCCCGGAAACTCTCGAACTGTTCGGCCAGATGGTCGGCCTCGAGGGCGATGGCAACAGCCCGCAGGCGCAGATGTTCCAGTCGTACCTGAAGCTGGCGAAGAGCAACCGATCGGCCATGAAGCGCCTCATCGAGCGCAAGGGCATCGCCGGCTTCAACGAGGACGCCGGGCGCGTGCTGGCCGGCTTCATCTACTCTAACGCTCGCCTCACTTCGCAGAATCTGCACCAGGGCGAAATCACCGAAGCCACCGCCGCAATCCCGAAGGAGCAAGGCCAGTTGAAAGACATGGCAATCAACCTGACCGACTACGTGCGCAACCCGCAGGAGGAAGCTCAAAAAATCCGCGGACTGCTCTTCAGCCAGTACATCGGCGGTTCGATCGCATCGGCGCTGGTGAACATGACGCAGCCTTTCGCGGTGACGATGCCTTACCTCTCGCAGTACGGCGGCATGGCCAAGTCGGCAGCCAACATGCAGCGCGCGGTGCGCGACGTGATGGCGAAGACCACCGGAGACGCGGTGCTCGACAAGGCGCTGAAGCACGCCGAGGACGAAGGTATCGTGGCGCCGCAGGAAGTGCATCAGTTGATGGCCCAAGCCCGTGGGCAGGGCTCGCTCAAGAGTGGCGACGGCACTCTCAAGGGCGATGCGATCGCCAGCGTGCAGAACCTTGCATCAAAGGTCGGACTGGCTTGGGGCAAGCCCTTCAGCATCGCCGAGCAGTTCAATCGCCGCGTGACGTTCATCGCCGCCTACCGCACGGCCGTTGCTCATGGCATGGGCGACCCCGTGGCCTTCGCTGTGAAGGCGATCAACGACACTCAGTTCGTCTACAACAAGGGCAACAAACCGCAGTGGGCGCGCGGCGCCGTCGGCGGCATCGTTTTCACGTTCAAGCAGTACAGCATCAGCTACACGGAGCTTTTGCACCGCATGGCCACGCAGGGCGGGCCAGAGGGCAAGAAGGCCGCTCTGTGGTCACTGGCGATGCTCATGCTGCTGTCGGGTGTGGGCGGCTTGCCGTTCGCCAGTGACGCCGAAGACATCCTCGACGGCATCATGCAATCGCTCGGCTACAGCTGGTCGACCAAGCAAGTGCGCAAGCAATTCCTCATCAATACGCTGGGCGCAGGCGCGGCCGACTTCGTGGAGCGCGGTGTGTCGGGCCTTCCAGGCGCACCGATCGACGTGTCCGGACGGCTGGGCATGGGCAACCTCATCCCGGGCACCGGCTTGATGGTGCATAAGGCCGACCACATGCGCGACGTGACCGAGATCGCAGGCCCGATGGCGGATCTCGTGAGCCGCGCGTACACCGGCGCCGGGCAGGCGCTTGACGGGCATCCGATCCTGGGCGCGATGACCATGAGCCCGAAGGCCTCCGAGAACTTGCGCAAGGGCGTCGAAATGCTGCTCGATGGCGAGTACAAGGACACCAAGGGCCGCAAGGTGATGAACGTCAGCACCGCCGACGGCATCGGCAAGCTGATCGGTTTCCAGCCCAACGACGTGGCGGAAGAATCGTCGCGCGCCTACGCCGTTCAGAATTTCCGCGCGCAAAATACCTTGGCCAAGAGTGAATTTGCCGCGGACATGGCGCAGGCCGTGAACGACAAAGACTTTGAGGCTCAGAAAGCGGTGCGGCACGACGTCGCCGAGTGGAACCGCAAAAACCCCCACTCACCAATGACCATCGACATGGCTGCCGTGCGGCGCCGCGTCATGGCTATGCGTCAGGACCGTGCAACACGCGCCGCCAAAGCTGCGCCTAAGGCCATTCGGGCAGAGGCGAAAGCACAGCTTAAAGAGGGTAAAAATTGAGCACATTCGCAGGCATCACGATTCTGGTCAGCGTGCTGGTGGCCGTCAGCGCCAACGGCTACCTGTTCTGCGCGGCATTGGCGGGCCTTGGCGCCTTCCTCTACTGGTCGCGCCGGCGCAACCCCCCTTGATCTGAGGGGCGTGCGGGCGGCCTAATCGGGGCCACACACACGGGGCTCGCGGTTCTCACAAGGAACTTCGATGCTCACCCAATCCACGGCGACGTCCGTAACCGTCAATGCACCCCGCCATCGCCGCGGGGTTTCCGCATGAACCGCGAAGCCATTGAAGCTGCTGCTGCGGCTGCTGGCAGCAAGATCACCTACACCGGCGCCGGCACCACGTTGCTGGCTTGGCTCGCGTCTTCACAGTTCGGCGTGCTCTTCGGCATCACGCTGGGCGTGATCGGCCTGCTGGTCAATCTGTACTTCAAGTACCGCACCGACAAGCGCGAGCACGCCGAGCATGTTTTGCGCATGCGCAAGATGGCGATCGACACCGCGCCCGTGGGCATCAAGCCCGAAGAGCAGGACGAATGAGTACCCGGAGGCGCATCGCTGTCCTGCTGCTGACAGTCTCCGCTGCCGGCCTGGGCGTGTGGAACCAGTCAGAAGGCTTCGAGCCTAAGGCCATGATTCCGACCAAGGGCGATGTGCCGACGCTCGGCTTGGGGTCGACCAAATACGAGGACGGTTCGCCCGTCAAGATGGGCGACACGATCACCCGCCCGCGGGCCGAACAGCTTGCCCGAAACCTGATGCGCCAGGACGAACAACGCTTCGCCGAAACCATCCCGGGCGTGACGTTGTGGCAGGACGAATACGACGTCTACGTTGACTTCATCGGTCAGTACGGCATTGGGAACTGGCGCACGTCGACCATGCGCAAGAAGCTGCTGGTGAGCGAATATCGGGCCGCGTGCGATGCGCTGCTGGCTTTCCGCAAGGCAGCCGGCTTCGACTGCTCGACGCCGGGAAACCACCGATGCCCGGGCGTATGGGATCGCCAGCTTGCCCGCCACAAGAAGTGCTTGGCCGCGGAATGAAAGCTTTCCTGGGGCTCTTCGACGTGATGCCGGGCTTCCTGTGGGCGTTGTTACTGGCGGGCGCCTTGGCGCTGCTGGGCGTGCGCGCCGTACAGATAAGCGGGGCTCGAGCCGTTGTTGCCGAAGCCCGGCTCGACCTCGCCAATTACAAAACAACCGCGGCCGAATCGGCACGCATTGCCGAGCACGGGGAGCGCGCTGAAGAGGCTCGCCGGGTTGGCGAACAACGAAAGGCACTCAATGACGCCGCAAAAGAAACCGATGTCAAAACAACTGAATTGGCTACTGCTGTCGCTGATCGTCAGCGGCTGCTCGGCCGTATTGCCGCCTATTCAGCCGCCGCCCGTAGAGCGAGCGAAGATCGAACCCCTCTCCCCAGCGGCGCGTCAGCCTCTGGCGCCATCGGAGTGCTTGCCGACGTGCTTGGGCGGTGTGACCTCCGAGCGCAAAGACTGGCTGAGATCGCTGACGCCAGAGGTATCGCAGGGCGGGCCTGCGAGCGCAGCTACGACGCCCTGAGTCCTTAACCGTCTGACCATACTCGCCGAATTTTTTGCCGGGAATTGATCAAGCAGCTTTGGTCGAGATAGCCTGACCTCGCAGGATTCACTTAAAAAGATTCGGAATCTGTTCAGACGAATGGGGCCAGCTCCGCAAGGGACGCGTTCTTCTCGAGGATCGACCACTTACGGCGGTCGGTGAATACGCGGTGAGTAGGAGTGGCGACGGGCTTGCGATAGGTCAAATCGGAACGTGCCAGTCTGACCGAAGCAGCCCCGATCAAACTTTGACGACAGCGGGGCCAATAGTTGGAGCACAGGCACTTCCAACTGCTTGCCAGCGTCGTAGCCAATCTTCAAGGTCAAGGTGTTGGTTGTCGAAGAAGAGCGATTGCATCGTTTCTTCGACGAGTCGCTCTAGATCGCGGATGACATCGCCACCGGTCAGCACGCTAGTAATGGTCCCTCCTGAGCCGGGGCCCGCCGGCTCATGCTTCGCCCAATGAAATGCGAAGCGAGCGCGGATATAGGTCTCAATGTAGTCACGGGCGTTCGGAGTACCAAAGTGGTTTCTTGGATAGAACTCGGCGAGCCTCAGCCAAGCAAACTCCAAAACATCGATCATGTCGTAGTTCGCTTCGCGCATGTCTAAGGTGACCCCAGAATGCCATCCCTGACTCGACGACAGACAAGCAGTAGCCCTCATCTCGGGCAGATGACGAACAAGGCGAACCTGTGCTTCAATCTCCGCACTTCTTCTTACGTAGTCCGCAGGAACAGCGCTTTTCAGTTCATTGGGTATGAGCGCTGCGACGAAAGCGTCCTTCTTTAGATGCAGAAAAATCGCGATTCCGGCGAACACGATGGCGAAAAAGACCGAGTACGCGGCGGACGTAAAGTCCTTGGTGGATATGAAATACCAAGCTGCTCCGGTAGCAAAGATGCCAGATGCCCACCATGCAAGTTGTATTGACCAATCGGGGACAAAGCGCATTCTGTGGGCACCAAACTTAGAAGTTCCCGCATTTTGACTTGCCAGCGAGGGTCTACTCCGTGTTCCGGCGATCAGCAAGCCATCACCTTGATAGGGCAGGAGCACTAGATCGAACAT